TTAAGCAACCATTCTTCACAATGCCCAGCAATACGCTGGGCATTTTCATATAGACACAACCCCTTCTGACTTTAACAAACCCTAAAACAATTTGTTTTCTACCTTTTGTTGATTGAGATAATAAGCCACATAAGAAAACAAATTGTTTCGGAGTGGTTGAAATGTTGAACATTACCCAAGCCTACCAGGTGGCATTGATCAGTTCATCTCATACATCAGAGGAAGATGCTCGCCGATTCATGATCGCAAGCAATGAGCTGGATTGGGTTTCACAAATTGACGGCGGTTGTATTGTCCACGCCGGGTTACAGGATGATGTCTGGAAAGAGGACTTGCGTCGATATGGTATATCCGAAGGCGCAATTGCTAACATTCAGAAAGTACTTGATGTAGGCTTTGACTGTGTACATTTTGATTGTGGTGCGCCGATCGTTGAAGGGCTTGAGTGCTGGTGTTGGTAGAGTGTATAAGCGGATCAATGAGTTACGGAAACAGTTAATAATGAGGAGCTTGTAATAAGCTGTATACCCTAGAAAAGCTAGACTAGGGAATAAAATGACGTGAAACTGGGCGGGACAGTAAATAATTCCGAATGATAATTGAACAAATAACCCCTTGCTCGGAGCTTGGAATGACTGATACCGCTTTTTCAAAATCGTTACAAAAAGAAGTCGATCCTGAGCAGTACTTGGCGCTAAAGAATTTAGATGACAGCTCGGTTCATGCTATTGCCCGTGACGATATCATCTGCCCCATTTGCAAAGTTGGAGGTGGTTCGTTCGTTAGAGCCACTAGGAATGGTGGCTATCACAAGAAGGCGCATTTCAGATTTACCGGTGAAGATGGTCAAGGCCATCATCCATCATGTGATTTCTATGGAGATAGATTAACATCTGAGGTGAAGCAGCACCTTGTCTCATTCACAAAAGATCGAACAAAGTATTCGCAGGTAATACGAAAGCTGGTCTGTGCCGGCATACAGGAAGGGATATTTACTCAAGAAAAAATGTGGCAGATGAGGGAATGGTTCTTCAATAAGCGAAAGGATTCCACATTTGAAATATGGTTAGAAAGCGAGCATTTAGACTGGCTTTATTATATTAGTGGGTTACGTGATGCATATCTAGCATGGACAACTCCTGATATTCTACCTTTCGCGCCCATTCAGGTTACTGTCCCTGGTTTTTCTTGGAGGCGTGCGATTGACAAAGAGGTGCTAAGAGTTCACATCAAGACTCTCCAGCAATTGCGTGAAATTTCAGTCTCACATAGTGACATTGCTGTAATCTTAGAACACATAAACAATAATCGTGACCGCACAATTCTCGATCCATCGCATTTGGAGGACGAGATAAGTAAGACCTATAAGCTTACTAGTTTTGTGATGGGCAATTACATTGAGTTTCAGACAAAAACGGTTAGCGACAGAGCATACGGGGAAGCTAAGTTTCTGGCATTTGCAGCACTTTTGTTGTTCGTGTCAGATTGGGACCTCAACATTGCTATTGGTAAGTTTTCTAAGATTGCCAGAGTGAAGGAGGTTGATGACATGCTGGCTGGTAATTTCATTGGTCTTAATCCTTACTTCCGATACGACCTGGCTAATGCAGTGAAGAGATTGCAGGATAACTGGCCGATTGAATACCAAGAGTTGGAGCATTGGAATGTTGAGAAATCCATGCGTGACGCATATGAAAAGTGGCGTGCGACAGAGCCTGAATTCGCTCCACCCCTATTGCCAGACTTGTATATTGCCAAACATGAGAAAGAAGTCGCACAAGACGAGCAAGTCAGGCAGTGGATTAAGAACGGGGATGTTTGAGTGTAATTAGCTTAATCAATCAGTTGATAATGGCGGTCACAATTTGATTCTTTTCTATAAGAATCCGTTGATCGCCACTACTCTTCTTCCATACCTGCAATCACACCTTTAAATATCAATAGGTTAACATTGTTTATACCAATAAGAAAACAACTAAATAACAGATCAACGAAACATCAACGCTTTCACCCGATTTGGTCTAAAAAATTGACGTTTTCACACATCACTTCTTATACCCGTAATTCTACGCAGCAGATAGCGCTACAGCGTCCAAATTTCACCACAAACGACTCAACACACTACCAACAAAAACACACGCTCAAAATCGCTCCCGTTGCGTTACACAACCATATAAACAACTTATTTTCAGGCATAACAAAACAACTAAATAACACATATGACATTCCCCAAAACAACCAACCTCTTTATGGCAGGCTACCGAAAAGACCCACCTCTTCTCCCCAGGCTACCGGACAACCAACCTAACTTTCACAGGCAATCCGAAAACATTCATACGCGCGATACCCACGACACGCCATTACCCAAACAGCGAAGAAACACCAGAATCACTGAAAACCCAACGAAGCCTGTTACCGCAAGGATTCTCTCAATCCCAAAAGACACGAAACAGAACAATCACGGGAAACGCCATTACCCAATACACGAATAACTACAAAAGCCCTTCACACTCCAGACAAACAACTCAAACACAATAACGAAAGGAATCGCCCACCTGCCATTACTCCATACACGGAGAAGAACAATCACCAAAACGACGAGAACACCCCATAGAAGAACCACCGCAAAACTAACGAAACCACATACACCGACAGAGAAAACAACACACCCAATTCACCAACAGAAATAGTCGCCGTATAGAACGTTCTGGAAGGAGTGAGCATTAACGCCTATAGAGAGGTTGAGACAGATAAAACACGAAGAAAACACAACATGTATAGCGAAGAAGCCAGGTATGTATAAGTGGGGAGGGAAGGAGGGGTGTCGCCTCCTTTTTCGTATTTATTCAACTCCTGATTTTATCCCCCGTAACACCCCTACGGTCAGCCTTCGGTCCATACAGGGAAAAGGGTGCATCCCGCTACAGAAACGGCTGGGTTGCCTTCGGGGAACGGCTGGAGGTTTTCAGGGAAACGGTCGAGTTGCCTGTGTGGATTTCGGGAAAAGGCTCGATGCCGGCTCAGGAACGGTGGCGTACCGGTATAGCGAGAGGGAGAGTTGCGGCTACCCACCTGTAATGTGCGGGAAGAAGAGAGGCGCTCACGTAGGCGGACTTGCTTACCGCTGGATTCCCTCTGAATGCCCAGCTACAGCGTAATTGTGCCAGACAGCCAACGGGTCACAATCGATTTCAGTAGGTTTTTGGGGAGAGGATTACTCTGCCACCAGCCACTTTCGGCCACTAAATCAGAATAATGTAAAAAGTGTACTCGGTACTGAACCTGAAAACTCACTGCCAAAACCACATTCACCGGAATAAAATCCTTTTTCGCCTGTGCGTTATTGCGATAATAACACCATCAAGAAAACATGTTGTTTAAGGATTGCTTTATGTTTACAAATATCGACATCAACCAAATCAAGAAATTAACTCAAAAAGAGTTTGATCAGTTTTATGAGTTAGAAGGTTGGTCTTCCACTCTGATCAATTCAAGATGGGTGCTGGAACTGATGACTCGTGATGACGCACCTGCTTTGATGATCAGCGACCTGGGTGAAGATGCTGACTTTATGGATATGAGCGAATTTTGTGTGGACACATACAACCGCAGCCAGAAGTACTACTTCACATGCGATAGCGAAAATGACGTGATTTCTAAGGTCTATCTTCACCTCGTCCAGCATTGGGACGTTCAGGAGTTTCTTGAAGTATTCGAGTAACCCCAACCAAAGCCAGCAATGCTGGCTTAATTTCATCTTTAGCCGCAGGGAAGAGCCTGCATATCGCTCATGCACCTGATCAATATGCTTTGTAGCCGTTTTCTTACTGGTATTATTTACGCCATTAAGAAAATAAGTTGTTTACGGAGTTGTGATGAAAAAATCATTGGTTCTTGGTCTGGACAAAGACCAGAAGAGAAAAGAGAAGCCTGCGCTGGTTGCTCAATTAACTTTGCTGGACATCGTTGCCAATGGAACCTCTATTCGTCTGTTCCGTGAAAGAGCGGTGTCTTTCGATAAAAACACCTTTACTCGTTATGTAATGAATGTTCGTCGCCAGCGTGGAAAAGGCTGGATGGCATTTCAAAGAATGTGGCCGGAACATCAGCTCGAACTGGCTTTGATGGAAGTTAACCGCGTTGCCCAGCAAGAAATTCAGAGAGCATCAGTGATGGCAATAGCCTGATAATGTGCAAGTGGTAATTAGTCGACAGTACGACAGCCCCGCCATCCTTACGGGGCTTTTTTGTATTGTAAGTACTTACCTATGGCGGTAGTATTACGACGCATTTACATGGAGGTAAAAATGAGTTTGACCAAAGAAGATTTAGTATTTGACCTTTACTACGCATCCAGCACTGACGAAGAAGGCAATAAACTGGCCCAGCTGACCGTTCAGTTCCGTGATGCATCGGCTGTTCCGCATGTGACTACCCAGCTGGCCCGCACAACTCTTAAGCGAGATCGCTCGAAGGTTTATGCCGTCGGCGAGCAATCCGTGAAAAATGGTTCAGACACTCTGCTGGCCGCCATTGAAGCCTATTATCGAACAGACCCGAAGACCATTTTCGAAAACCTGATGGCCCAGGTTCAGGATATGATCGAGGGCAACCTTGGCGCCAACAATACCTGGGTTGGTTCTTACGGCATCACCATTGTGTCTGGCGGCTCTCTGGAAGAGTATCTGCCTGAGTCCGTCTACAACGTCCAGTAAACCAGCCAATGGCGCGTAACCCGCGCCATTTTCCCCAACCCGTAAACAAGTTGTTTTATGCCTCTCCTACGTTGCGATAATAACACCAACAAGAAAACAAGTTATTAACGCAGTGAGGAAACGCACATGACCGATTTCACCATCTCCCCGAAAGAAGAAAACGTATGGCTGGAATCCTGGCTTGACCTGTCGCCGGCCGAGCAGAAAGAAATGGATCACGTCGAACCGGACGAACAAACCAGCTCCCGCTTCTTCCATTATCAGGATAGCGTTTATGACATTGCCGATTTCATGCGCGATGACCGCTTCCCGGAATGGCACGCCGGCTATCCACTGAATGCCTTCGCTATGCTGATGATCCGCGTGACAGATTCAGGCGACGCCATCGACATCGGATTACTTCATTGAGAGGGGAGGGCCACCGATGCTGGTGGCCATCAATTACCACCTGCTTTCCCGCAGGCTAAAAACACCCACCTCTTACCGCCAGGCTACCGAAGCACCCACCTGTTCCCGTCCGGCTACCGAAGCACCCACCTGTTCCCGTCCGGCTACCGCAACTTTCCACTTTGACGCCTTATTCGTACAACGATAATTAACACCAACAAGAAAACAATTTGTTATTTACGATAAGGAATTAATCATGAATTTTATCGCTACTGTAAACGCACCCGCACATGGCAATATCGCTGTAACGTTCTCTGACATTGAAAAACGAGTACTTGGTGCATGGCGCGACAATGAGACGGTAGAACTGTCAGCACAAGAAAAATGCATTATTGCACGCGACATCATTGGCAATCGTCGTTACTCGCGGGTATTTGAGAAAGCGTATGTGGTAAATTCTGGATTCGGAACGTTCGTCTTTCCGGTGCGCTCCGGGCGATTCTGCCAGTCCAAGCTGATTGAGTTCGCTACGCAGATTTCTGTCTGGATTAAAACTCAATCGTCGTTCAAATTTTCCGACGATGAAGCAGTATCGCAGGGGATGCGGATCGCCAACAATGCAATTAAATGCAAAAACATTACGTATACCGCTGGCGTTGATACATGGAAACTGTTTTGCGCTAACTTTATGCTGAATGTATACGCAAGCAACCGCATCCACATCCTTGATGGCGTGTAACTGAGAAGAGGGCCAGAAACGGCCCTTTCTCTATAGCCACCAGCTGCCGCAGGGAAATTTTCAGAAACGGCGAGGAACGTATTCATGAGCCGACGGGGAACGGCCAGGATTTTTTCGGGAAACGGCTGCATTTGCCTTTGTGTAGAAAAAACATCGGGAAGCTGGTGGAATCCAACCAGCGGTTGTCGGACAGGTGAGCGGGGAAAATTATGATGACTTTCGTCACCTGAGACATCCAGATTTCTTTCGTAGCATAATCACATACGTGATTAAGTGGTGTGATTATGTGAAAAATCACGCGCACATAATACACGAGCGGATACGGAACAAAACAAAATACCGATCCGCACCGACAAATAAGCGCGGATCACATAGCAAGACTAAAAGCCAATGATTAACCATACTCTATAGCGCAATATAACGCGTTTTAAGCGCGTTAATGTGTTAAGTAATGGGCATGTACTGGTAAGGATATAAAAGCGCGTCTATGGCGTTATTTTGGCGCTTATTTTTATGTTGTTGGAGTGAGTTAAAGACAATAAAAACGCGCCATCATTGGCGCGTTATGGTAGGTGTATTGGAAACGAAAAAAGCGCCCATAGTGGGCGCTCGATTTTATTTGTGTAAACTGATTTTAAATCCCATTTCTACGAACGCTTTTAACATTAAAAATATATCAGCGTCGTTCACGTCTGCTTTTTTTCGCTCCTGGTCGCTCAATAAGTCAATTTTGCGCGTCGTTTCGTCTATAAACTCGACTGCGCGCCCAGCGTAACCAGCGATCCCAGCGATGCGATTAACATAATATTCATTATGGACGTTAACGCCAGCGATAAGAACAAACATGATTAAGCTCCTTAAAAAAATTAAATAGAATTTTGAAGTTTTCCGATTAATACGCTTAAGCGTAAGTATTCACGTTTGCGCTTGCAATCTCGCTTGCTGTTAAGCAAATCAGAAAACGTAAAATTTAATTGGTCGCGTTGCGCGATCAAATCGTCGATTAATTCCAGTTTATAAGCGCGATAATTTGCGCGATATTCTGCGCGGATCTTGTCATAGCTGACCATCTTTAAAGCTCCTTTAAAGCGCCCACAATGGGCGCTTGATTCCATTAATTACGCTTTAAAAGCATCAGCTAAATAATTGTAGAAATCATTCTTGATAAAGCGATATTGCTGTGTACCAGCTTTTGCGCTTCCCATTCCTTTGACTTTCTCAACAAGCCCAAGACGTTCGCAAAGATTGATCAACTGGTTGGCTTGAGTATAGCCAGCGTCTAATTTAATTTCACACGCTTTTTTAGCTTCATTCATTAAATCGAAAACAGCACCATTGGTGAACGTGTCGATCTCGTCGTTAATCATATCGATTAAAGCGAATACACGAGATCCAGACATATCAGCGATGGAATAAACGCATTTGCCAGATTTAATTGATTTAACCAGATAAACCAGTTTTTCCAGAGAATAACTATTAGTCATTGCATCACGGAAAAATACTTCTGGCGCTTGTTTGCTTGCTTTAATTGCATAGTAGAAAACAGAGCATAATTTTTCGTCTTCTACTGCGTTTACGACGTTGTTGATGAAGTAAGCAAGTTTCGTGGTCGCAGCTTGCATATTTGCTTTGTCTGCTTTGGTGTGCGTACCATTTTTATAATGTTCATTATATGTTTGAGTTGCCAGATCTGCTTTTTCGCGCAGTTCATCGGATACAATGGAAGCAGCTTCAACGATGGATTTTTTAGAAATGATAATGTTAGCCATGATGGATATCCTTACGAAAAATTAAAATGAATTTATTTTTTACTGTCGTTAGCTAGCTCGCTTTCGACGAGTTCAATTATCGATACGTGAAAAAAGATTGCAAGTATTTTTTTTAAATTTTCTGCAGGGATGAAAGTCCTAGAAATAAAAGCGAGATCGTCGAAGGTGTTCCCTAAATAAATAATCAATTCGGGCTTTTAACCTTATATATTTATACAGAGTGGCATTGAATGAGTTTTAAATGAATGGCATGTAAAATAATAACCGGGCTTAGCCGGTTATTACCCTTATAGATTTAAAATGGAAGGATTCGTTCAACCCAATCGAAGAAAACAAGTATTTTTCTGCCGTCTTCTAACTTAAGAGTGACCTGGCAAGCATCAACGCCTCTTGACACCCCTTCAATTTCACGACCGTCTGCCATGTAGACCCTTATAGATTGGTCGTTTTGATAAGCCTTGCGACATATCGCAAAAAAGTCACGGCGTGATGGCTGATTGTCAACATAGTCTGGATGTATTGTTAGCCTACCTTTGAACTCGCGAGCAATGCCATCGATTACACCTGATTCAATTGTGCTAATGCGCTCAAGTGGGAGTCTTATACGATTTTCTTTATCATATGGAAGCGGGCATAAATCTAGCTTATTGCGGGAAGGCATTGTCCCCTGAACGTACATGCAAAACACCTGACCGTCTTCAAGCGTGACTCTTACAGGAATGTTGTTCTTCCGCCAGAACATAAGTATGTTTTCAGCATGTTCGTAGTCTCGCGGCCAGACTTCAGCCGGTATGCCGTAGGTGATGTCCGATGTTCTCATTCTGATACTCTTAGAGGTGTTTTCAGCAACCCAAATTTAAATTCTTTGTTACCAACGACAAAGAAGGGAACCTCAACATAGATTTTTTTATCGACGGATTTAGAGTTCGCTGTTTTCTGTATGTCACGAACGATACGTTTTGAGGTATTTTCATCGATAAACAATACCTTTCCACTTGTATTCCCTTCAGCCTTGGCGTAAGTAACGATAGGCTCTTCATTGCCAACCCTAATGTTTACTTGGCAACCTGTTGTAGCCATTTCATCACAGTAAAGTGTGCCGTCTTGAACTTCCAAAACAATTCCAGATGGCTTCATGGCTTCGTCAGAGCTTACATTAACGTTTTCTGGTACAGCGGTCCCGTTAATTTGCAACCGTAATCTTTCTTTTCCTGCATTAAGTATTGTTTCTTCTGCGTTATCTGAGAATCTGAACCAGACTGGTTGAATCAGACCTCGTGATTCGTATTTTAGTACGTCTTCAGAAGTATACATGCTGTACGTTTTTTGCATGTCGGAGACGATATCTGACAACGCATTTGCGGAAAATGACGAGAGGTATATACAAGCAAGAAGTAACGAACGTTTCATTTTTATACAGCGATTATTGCAAAGTAGAATTATAAATATCCAATAGTCTCAAACGATAAGTTTTCAACTGTAAATAGCAGACTTGTTTCTCTAAAAGCTGTGCGGCAAAGGCGTTGTTGCCGCACTCTGTCTATTAGCTCTTCAAGTCTGGCAATTCTGAAATTGACTAAGAATCCAATATTACGGCAGTTTGCTTAGAATTTGCTCTAAATCTTCCTTTGTCATATTAGAGTTCTCATAGATGCGCATGATTTTCTCACGAGCCTTAGCAGAGACTCCAACGGCAGATGAAACTTTGTCAAATTCAGCCATTGTCATCGCTTCCAGAATGGTATTGATAACTTCAGCCTTAGACATTTTGATGTTTTTTTCTTTTAGTTTCATTTGAAACTTTCCAAGTTTGTCATTGGCCTTATCGGACAATGCCACCTGACAATAAGTTGTTTTCTTTTCGCTCATAACTAATCTCGTTTCAGAACTCCAAAATCGAATGCGCCATCAATAGGCAATACACCTTCTGCAAAGCCAGGTGTGGTGTCGATGATGTGTTTTCGCTCATAAGAGTGAGACAACAGGTATTTGTTGCTAATGTCAATGAAATCAGTGATAAAACACACGTTTGCCTGATTCTTCTTGGCTCGTAAGCCACGACCGACACGCTGCCTCATTTCAACTTCTGCTTTCCCACCACCAGCCAGAATGACCGCACCAACGCTTGGCACATCAACACCGACATCCAGAATAGTCGAGCCTATTAAAACATCTATTTCGCCAGACGCTAAACTGTTCAGCTTTGCTTGCCTTGTCGCCTGGTTTGATTCCCCATAGATGAAGTCAACTCTAAGGCCGGACTCCTTCATCATCTCCATCAGGATTTGCCCGTGGCGTTTAAGACGAACCAGAGTCATGCAATTGAGAGAATGTTGCTTATAGAGCAATGCTTCGCGCACAATGGCCTCGTTACGTCCCAAATTATACACGATCCCCAACTGATAAGCCTTTTGGTAGGCTGTGCTCATACCTACTCTAAAATTGAGGTGTTTGTTGGCAAGTTCGGCCTTGATTCTGGCCTCGTCTGGCTTGTAGGCAACTTTATGATAAAGGAAGTATGGTTTTGCCAGAATGCCTCTATCAATCAGGTACTTTTCCGTGACTTTTATTTCAATTCGCCCGGCCACTGCCATCAGGCGCATGTTGGCTTCCGTCGAATCCTTCATGAACGGCGTGGCTGTAAGCGCCAGACGATAGTCTGCGTTCACACATAATCTGGCGATGTCATAGAAATTAGAGCCTGAAGACTCATGCGCCTCTTCCAGAATAAGAAGAGAGACACTTGAAAGGAAGCGTTTCACCAACTCCCGACGTTTGAGGTGGTAGCTTTTCTTATCTGGTGTTGCATCGCGTGGTGGTTCTTCGAGGAAACTTGCAAGAGTTTGAACTGTAGCGACGTTGATATGTCGTGATACCTGGAACTCACCCGAGCCAATTACTCCAACCTTTTGGTCCTTTAACCACGGTTCGCCATTTTCGGCGCGGTAGTCGATGGATCTCTGGAAGTTTTCGGCCATTTGAAACATCAGAACAGAGCGGGTTGTTAAAAATAATGTCATTCGACCGATACGTGCAGTTGCTTTGCAGGCAACGTTAGATTTCCCGCCACCAGTAGCGATCTGCGCAATCATCATTCCCTCTCGAACCAGTGTTTCTACTGTCTGATCTTGGTACGCATAATCAGGGTTGTATGGAAATGGGTTAACCGCAGGATTTGGTTTACCCAGCGTCGGGGCTTTGTCTTTGCGGATATGAACACATTTGATGCCCGCCTTGTTCAAATTAGCCGCCACGGGCTTGGCAAAGCCAGCAGGGAACGAGTTTTTGCTCCAGTTGAACATTGTGCTTGTGCCCTTCCAGTCGCCAGCCTCGACTTCGTAGCTCAACATTTGCTGCACCAGTTGCTTTACCTTGTCATCTGCGCCAGAAATAAGCGCATTTACTGCGTTAGATACAATCCGAACAGTCATAAACCTCTTTCCTTAGTGCCTTTTGTATGTTATTTGGCTATTATAATAAGTAAGTGATTACTTAGTGGATTGTAGCAATAAAATGGACGTAAAAATCACGATTTTGCAGGTTGATGTTGCCAACCTTCGCCCGAATACCTGGAACACCAATTCGGTTGGTGCGCAGAATTTCGAAAAACTGAAAGGTTCTATCGAAAAATTGGGCTTTTTTAAGCCAATTTTGGCTCGTGAGCTTGAAGATGGATTTTTTGAAATCCTCGGCGGCGAACATCGCTGGCGTGCTGCTATTGAGCAAGGAATTTCAACGGTTCCTGTGCTTTCTGTGGGCAAAATTAGCGATGTCGTGGCAAAACAGATGTCACTGGTGGACAACGAGCGATACGGTGAAGACGACCAAATCGCATTGCAACGCTTCATTGAAGAAATTCAGTCAGAACTTGACTATCAACTGTCTGAAATCGCCCCGTATGACGACGAAATCTCGATGGTTTTAGCAAAAGAGGCGGCAATCGACCTTGAAGCACTGGAGGCGTTGTCTCGTGGTAGTGATGAGCCTGTCGATACCGACAAACGAGAGAAAACCGAACGTGTGGGTGCGGAACATCAGACCATGCGCTTCAAAGTAACTTTCGATGCGTCAGATCGTGTTGCAGAAACTATAAAAAACATCATCAAAGAGCAGGCTATTAACACCGGTAATGAAATGGAGAACGCTGGTGAGGCTCTGGTGTGGCTGGTCGACTACTACAAGGAGCGTATGTAATGACCAAAAAGTTTGAAATCGTATATCGCGACCCGGCAGATCTTATTCCCTATGAGATGAATGCCAAAAAGCATGATGAACAGCAGATCAGAGATCTGGCCGCAGCCATTAAAAAGCGCGGATTTGACCAGCCAATTACGGTCGATAAGAACGACGTAATTATTACTGGCCACGGCCGCCGTGAGGCTGCAATTTTTGCTGGACTTGAGCGCGTACCGGTTATTGTTCGTGATGATCTGAGTGATGACGAGGTACGTGCAAAGCGCCTTGAAGATAACCGACTTGCCAGCATTGATTACGATGCAATTAAGCTACAGAAAGAGCTTGAGTCGCTTGTTCTGGACGATATCGAGGTTTTCGGCTTCGAAGAGCGTGAGTTGAATGTTCTCGTTGGCAGTATGACAGAAGAAATGGACACCGACTCGCTAGTTATCGATCTTGGCGAAGAAACTAAACGACAGAAGGATGAACACACCGAGATCAGTCGTGAAGTTGCAGCGGAAGAAGTACGTGTTGTCGACGTATTGGGCTTTAAAACGCTTCCTGCTGGCTCTGCCATTGTTGTTGGTGATTTGCTTGCCCACATGGAAGAAATGACGGGAGAAAGCGGGGTAGACGCATTTGTGGCATATGCGGAGAAGATCTCTTCCGGGGAGATGGCTGCATGAGCAAATACATCATCAACGTATCGTTTCAGACACGCGTAAATAAAACCACGCGCACGTTGGAAATCGCTGAGTCGTTCGGGCTTGGCCTGGACGAAAAAGAGTGGACGCTTTACGACAATCTGGAGCTGGAAGTGAAGCAGGGCGATGTGGTGTACATCACCGGCCAATCCGGTTCCGGCAAATCCGTTGTGCTGCGCGAGTTGCAACGACAGCTGAAGGATGAAGGGCTGTCTGTAGCCTCCATCGATGATTTTACCTTCGATAATGAGGTTAACGTCATCGATCAGTTGGGCAAAACGACCAGCGATGCGCTTGGGTTGTTATCTATGGCTGGTCTGAACGATGCATATCTGTTTGTTCGCAAGCCTTCTGAAATGTCAGACGGTCAGAAATATCGTCTCAAGATTGCCAAACTGATTGAGTCAGGCGCTAAAGTGTGGGCTGCTGACGAGTTCGGTGCTGTTTTAGACCGTGTAACCGCTCAGGTTGTGGCATCTAACCTCCAGCGTGCCGCTCGAAAGGTTGGTGCGACGGTAATGGTGGCGACGACTCACGAAGACCTGAAGAACGCGCTGCGCCCGGATATGCAGATCACCAAGCACTACAAAGAACGCGTGAAGGTGGAATATCACAATGGTAGTCATGATGAGGTCCATTCATGACGGACATCATCATTAAACGCTACCGCCCTGAAGAGTTTCCGCGTCATCTGGACTTTCTGGAGCGAATGACTGTTACAAAGGGAACTGTAGAGGACTGGCACGCTCTTAAGTCGCTTCACTACAAAACAGACGGCAAACCTTTCGCGCCAACTTACTATCGCTGCGAACTTGATGACCGTCTGGTGGGCGTCGTGGTTATGGCTTACCCGAAACTACTGTTGGCACCTCGCCACCGCATGTTTCCTAAGTTGAAACCAACCACTAATACCACCGTGGCTAACCAGTACTGGGGTCGGTACGTGAATAACAACTTTGCGGTGATCAGTCGCTCAGTTGTGGATACTCAGTATCGTGGCGTAGGCGTCTCTTATCGAATGATTAACCTGGTTAGCAGGATGCATGACCGGCCAATCATTGAGATCCAGTCATCGATGAGCAAATACAATCCCTTCGCCATGAAAGCAGGGTTCAAGTTCATCCGCCCTGAGCGACCGAAGAGCTATGAAAGTGCACTGCGTGTGTTCCAGCGCCATTTCCGTTCCGACCCGGGTGATAACGAGGCGATCGTCAAAGAGTTGTTCGCAATGAGCGAGTCTCGTCGTCGCCGTGCACTGCGTGATCTGGTGGCGGACTACCACAAGAACAGTTCCCTGGCAAAAGCTGGGCGGAATCGTGGCACGACGATTCAGGACATTGCCGACAGTCTGGTGGACGAGGCCAGCATTGTGAAGCTGCTCAAGGACATTCACAACCTGAGCTTTACGTCTCCGTTGTATGGTGTGTACCGAAACCCTGACTTTGGTCGTCGACTGCCTGACACGCTGCCACTGCTGGCATTCGACAAACAACCTTTGGATAAACCGTTAGAAATTGCTTTACCGGCATAAGGATTTGCCATGACGTTAACCGATAAACAAAAGGACATCATCAAAACGCTCAATCTCGGTTATGAGCGAGGTCATTTACTTGATCTGGACGAATTGCTTGAAGTTTTGCCGTACAAGACAACCAAGCAAAGTATCCAGTTCTCAATTCGCGCTCTGATAAAAAAGGGGCTGGTGGAGAAAGGGCATACGCGCCAACGCAGTGACAATCGCTATCACCGCCGAACTCTTGGGTTAACTACTTTAGGTCGAGCCAAAGCGAAGTTACTGGTGATGTAATCGGTCTGGGAGCTTATTTAAAGACCTGCTTCTGTATATATAAATAATAAGTAACTTATTAAATATATACGGAAGCAGGCTTCGTAAGACATGCCAGACCTAGTTAAACGCCCCAGAAAACAAGTTGGTTAGCAGAAGCAGTAAACAAGTTGTTTTAGAGCGCATGGACGCGCTCTGTGTGTTTTAGAGGGATCTATGACGGTCGAAAAAGACGAGGTAAAAACTCGCCTGACACCAGCGGAGTGGGCCGAAGCTGAAGCCAAATGGACGTCAGGCGAATATACACTCTCAAAGCTGGAGGAAGAGTACGGCATTCGTCGTGAAACACTCTCCAGACATTTCAAAAAGCGAGGATTAGAGAAAGGCGCGGACTCTGTTGGGAAGATGGTTCGTGAGTCTCTTAAATCTGACGCAGAGCTTCGCGCTAAAGCCCGTGCGGAAAAGATAGAAGAACGTCGTACACGTTATGACGGCTGGGCGTATGCGTTGGGGCAGATGGTGATGGTCGAAGTCACTACGGCCAAACGTGAGAGTAAGCCTTTAGGGGCGATTGAGGATTCTCTCAAGAGCTTACAGAGAGCCAGTAATACCCTTGCAAAATGCTTTGAAGTTTCGTCCAAAGCATTGGGCATGGATCATGCGGAAAATGACGAGGAAGAAATTCCGAACCTGGTATTTGGTGAGCTTACGCCTTCCCAGGTGGCGAAATTACGTCAGGAAGACGACGAGCCTGAAATCATCGATGACGAATTGCTTGAGACGTTGGAAGAAGAAGCTCTAAGCGAATTTGATGCGACAGATGATGGAAGTGAAGGGGAGGACGAATAATGGCAATCCCGTCCTCGCTCAGTCTTGTGCAACTGCATTCTGGACAGATGAAAGTCTTCCAGTCTCCGCATCGATTTAAAGTTGTTTGTGCTGGTCGACGCTGGGGAAAATCCCGGTTGTCGATCTCCACTATTATTCGTGCGGCGGCAAAGGAAAAAAAGCAAAGGGTCTGGTATGTCGCTCCTACTTACCAGATGGCTCGCCAGATTTTGTGGGACGATCTACAGGAAGTTCTGCCTCGTAAGTGGGTTAGGAAAAAGAACGACACCACGATGACAATCGTGTTGAAGAACGGTTCGGAGATCGCCCTCAAAGGTGCTGATAAGCCTGACACTCTGCGCGGCGTAGCGTTGCATTTTGTAGTGCTTGATGAATTTCAGGATATGAAGGCTGACACCTGGTACAAGGTGTTACGACCTACTCTTTCATCGACACGCGGCGGTGCACTGATCATTGGTACGCCAAAAGGCTTCTCGGAATTTCACAAACTGTGGACTATAGGCCAGAACGTAGAGCTGCAAAGAAAGGGACAGTGGAAGAGCTGGCAGTTTGTAACTGCCGATTCTCCGTTTGTGCCTACGGCGGAAATTGAAGCTGCTAAGAACGATATGGACCCCAAATCGTTCGCTCAGGAGTACCTGGCCAGCTTTGAGAACATGTCCGGGCGCGTTTACTACCCGTTCGATCGTAACGTGCATGTAAAACCGCTTCAGTTCAACCCTCGGTTGCCTATATGGGTAGGGCAGGACTTCAACATTGACCCGATGTCTTCAGTAATTTTGCAACCTCAGCCAAATGGTGAGCTATGGGCAATTGATGAATTGGTGCTCTTTTCCTCTAACACGGCAGAAGTTTGTGATGAGCTTGAGAGACGCTTCTGGCGCTGGAAATCACAGGTAACGGTATTTCCAGATCCGGCAGGTGCTTATCGCCAACATGCTCGTGGGGAGTCTGACGTAGACATATTCAAAGAGAAGGGATTCTTACGTGTCGATTATTCGAAAAAGCACCCGCCAATTGCGGATCGTGTTAATGCTGTTAACCGAATGCTGATGTCCGCATCTGGAGATATCCGGCTGTATATCGATCCGAAGTGCAAGCATTTGATTGATTCACTGGAAAAAGTCATCTACAAGCCTGGAACACGAGATATGGATAAGACAGGTGGCATTGAGCATAGTGCAGACGCATTGGGCTATCCAGTACATCGTAGGTATCCAGTCAAAAACCGTGTTATTCTTGGTGGTTCTCGATAGGTAAGTAGTTATCTAAGGTTATTCAAATGGAATTGAACGACAAACAAATTAAGGATCTGGTGGCGCGACGCCACCCGGAATACGAAAAGAAAAAAGAACATTGGGACTTCCTCGCCAGCACTTACGCTGGCGGGCGTGGTTGGTTTACAGACAATATCTTTCGTTACTTTAAAGAGGGAGATCAGGAGTTTAAGGAGCGAGTTGAACGTGCTTATCGCTTCAACCACACTCGTGAGGTGGTAAACCTCATCAACAAATATCTCTTTAAAGAAGACATTCATAGAAATATCGAAGAGGCACCAGAGCAGATCCGCAATTTCTGGAAACGTGCGACTCGCCAGAATGCCTCTATTGACTCATTTATGGCCGCTATTGATTTGCAGTCGTCTATTTACGGTCGCATATGGGTTGTTGTCGATAGCACGATGAGTGGTGATGTTGAGTCAGTAGCTGACGAGAAAAAGAAAGATGCTCGCGCCTACGCCTACTGGATTTCACCTCAGCAAATGCTGGATGTGGCATGGGACGACGACGGGAATATGTTGTGGGCGTTAATTGTGGAAGTCGCTCGTGATGACGCAGATCCTTTTACTTCTACAGGTCAGGAATACCAACGTTATCGTCTGTGGACACAAAACGAGTGGTATCTGTTCCGTGAGGAAGTGAAGAAGGGCGCTGGTGGAGCAGGTCGCCGTCAGGCAAAAGTTATTTTAGAGGATAGCGGTGAGCATAATCTCGGCGTAGTTCCTGTGTTTCCTGTTGATTGTATTGGAGAAAGTGAATCACCGTATTTCAGCCCATCGTTGATCGATGATATCGCTTATCTTGATCGTGCGGTTGCAAACTATCTGTCAAACCTTGATGCCATTATTCAGGATCAGACATTTAGCCAGTTGGCTATACCGGTACAGTCGCTTTTACCTGGTGATGAAAACCACACTAAAGTGCTTGAAATGGGCACAAAGCGAGTCTTCACCTACGATTCTGAAGGTGGAAACCAGCCGTTTTATCTGTCACCAGACCCGAAACAAGCTCAGATGATCATCACTACGATTAAGACGGTGATTAACGAAATCTACCATTCAGTTGGTGTAGCTGGTGAGCGAACGAAGCAGGACAACGCACAGGGAATCGATAATTCATCTGGTGCCGCAAAAATGTATGACTTCCAGCGTGTAAATAGCTTGCTTGTCACAAAAGCAGAGCGTCTGGAAAGGGCTGAACGCCAAATCATGCTACTGGTTGCGAAATGGATGGGGGTAGATCTGGACGAAGACCACTCTTTAATTGCGTATCCAGAAAGTTTCGATATTCGTGGCCTTACTGATGAATTTTCTGTTGCCGAGAAACTGTCATTACTTCAGGCACCGGACTCTGTACGTCGTCACCAGATGGAAATGCTTATTGAGAAGATTTTCCCGAACATTACTGAGGCGATGAAAAAGGAATTTGATAAAGATCTCTTGAATTTTCCTCCAAAAAATGATCTAAATACCCTTGAAAATAAGTCAGTACTTACTTATGATCGTGGTGCAGCCCAAGAAAGCGGGCAAGATCAACCCCGAGGGAATGGGGACTCATCTACTCAAGAGAACGAGTGATAAGTAACAAAAGGAATTTTTATGAATCTGTGGCAAATGCTTTTGGCCCGTCGTGGTCTGATGGATGTCGCTGAAGCGCATGAGCGTGGAGGCGCTGGCGGTGTAGCTGCTGATAATGAGCAGAGCACACAAGATCCTGACAAACAGGGTGAACAAAAAGAGCAGCCGAAGGGCGATGACGAATACGCTGGCATGACTCAGGAAGAGTTACTGGCCGAACTTCGTAAAACCAAGAAAGCTGGTGCTGAACTGCTGAAGGAGAACATGAAGCGCAAAGAGAAAGAGCGCACATTGGCCGATCAGCTTGCTCAGTACGGTGATATCGACCCGGCGCGTGCTCGCCAGCTTTTAGAAGCTGAACAGGCCGCAGAAAATGCACGTCGTGAGGCGGAGCAAGCTGAACTGGAGCGTCGTGGTGAGTTCGATGCTGTTAAAAAACAGATGATCGAAGCACACCAGGCAGAGCTGGCACAGCGTGACGAACGTTATACAGCACTGGAAAGTGAAAACGCATCACTGAAATCTCAATTAGTCGAGATGACCGTGGGCGCTTCCTTCAGTAACTCTCTCTTCCTACGTGACAAAGTTCTGATGACCCCGGCAAAAGCCCGCGTGATCTACGGTTCTCATTTTGAAGTGGGTGAAGACGGTAGCGTAGTGGGTTATGACAAACCGGCAGGTCATAAAGAACGAGCTGTTCTGGTTGACGGTGAAGGTAAGCCGTTGCCGTTTGAATCCGCGATTGAACGCATTGTGCGGGCAGATCCGGAAGCTGACGCATTGATGCGTAGCGAAGCCAAGCAGGGTGTAGGCTCACATTCCAAATCGACCTACACAATATCCCAACCGAAGAACAAGTCGACTATGGATAAGTTAGCCTCCGGTCTGGGGAAAATTGGACTTAAGTAACATCTAAATCAAAGGGAATTGATAGATGCCATTACTGCGTGAAGAAGCTGAAAAGCTGTCTAACAACGAACTCGAACAGGGTGTGATCGAAACCATCATTGATCGCGATGACCTGTTTGCCATCCTGCCTTTTATGAAAATTAATTCAAAGGCATATCTGTACAACCGTGAAAAAACGCTGAGCGAAGCTACTTTCATTGATGTGAACGACACCATCACCGAAGGTGCAGCAACCTTCGAAGAGAAAGTTGCGAAGCTGCGCATTCTGGCTGGCGACGTTGACGTCGACAAATTCCTGGCTACCACTATGGCTGATACCAACAACCAGCTGGCTATCCAGGTTCGTCAGAAAGTCAAAGGTCTGGCTCGTGCCTTCCGTCGCAATCTGATTGTTGGCGACTCCACCACTAACAACAAAGCCTTCGACGGTATTCCGAAGCTGATGCATGACGATCAGAAGATCGACATCTCCGGCGCATCCATGACTTTCTCTATGTTCGACGAACTGGTCGACGCAGTTAAAGATCTGGGCGCAGACTGCATCATGATGCGTTCTGAGCATCTTCGCGCATATCGTGCGCTGCTGCGAACTGTAAACGTAGGCCCGTCCGAAATCATGATGGAAAACTTCGGTCGACCAATGCTGTGCCATAACGGCGTTCCGTTTATCGTAAACGACTTCATTCCGACCGATGCTGGCAAAGCAAGCATCTACTGCCTGCATCTGTCAGAAGAGAACGGCGTTACTGGTCTGTATGGCGGCGACAACGCAGGTATCGTTGTTGAAAACATTGGTACTGTACAGAACAAAGACGCAGTACGTACCCGTGTGAAGTGGTACTGCTCTCTGGCGAATAAGCACGATAAGGCTATCGCTGCACTGACCAATGTAAAAATTTAATCAGTGTTGTAGATAAGTAATTATCTATGTTTAAGGGTGGGCTATACGCCCACCCTTTTTGTAGGAGCAAGAAATGCCAGAACAAAAGATGAAGATTACGGAAGAGGCATTTTCGGATTTTACGGGGCATATGTGCCGCGCCGGATTTACCAATTCTATCTCCGATGAACCTTTAACCGAGCGGCAACAAAGTCAGCTATCTGCTTGTTTGCAGGCGGTTCCCTTCTCCCAATCCGTAAACATAACTCCGGCTTCACCATCAGTTTTGGTTGGGAAAACTGTTCAACTTAGTGCAGATATTAGTATGGGTAAGAGTGCCAGTTCATTTACCTGGAAGTCAGCCAATGATCAAATTGCAACCGTTAACGGCACTGGATTAGTAACTGGCGTAGCCCCAGGCAAAGTAAAAATTACTGCAACTGATCAGGAAACCCAGCTTTCCGCTTCAGTGGAAGTCACCGTAAATCCGGTAGCCGTTCAATCCGTAACGGTAACGCCAGAATCAACGTCTGTTGAGAAAGGGAAATCAGTCAGTCTGAAAGCGAATGTTCAGCCGTCAAATGCGACGAATAAGGCTGTTACCTGGTCTTCCAAAAATGAAGATAAGGCAACGGTAGACCAGAGCGGGAACGTAACTGGTGTAGAAGTTGGCACTGCGACGATTGAGATCGTTTCCCAAGATGGTAGCAAAAAGGCAACTGCAACGGTGGAAGTAACTGCGCCTGTTGTGGCTGTTACAGGCGTCGAAATCGCCCCAAATAGCACAACCGTTGAGGCAAACAAAACTGTTCAGCTGACCGCAAATGTCGAGCCGGCAGGAGCCACAAATAAAACCGTTACTTGGGAATCCAAAAATACCGAGTTTGCAACGGTGGACAGCGAAACCGGTGTTGTAACTGGTGTTGCGGCTGGCACTGCCACAATCGAGGTTACTACCCAAGATGGTAGCCACAAAGCGACAGCGACCGTAGAGGTCACTGCCGCACAGGAATAACCGACATTGGGCGGCGAAAGCCGCCCAAGAGGAGAGAAAGCGTTATGAAACCAGCAAAAATTGTTTTATTAGAACCGCAATTTTCCGGTTATTCGGGAATGCTGTGCGGCGTTCAGTTCGAGAACGGGGTGTCCGTAGCGGAGTTGCCTTTTATCGATCAGCAAAGGATTTGTGCCTCAATGCGAGCATCAACAGTCGAGGGCAAAAATGTTTCTCCGTCTGCCGCATACAGTGATCGTGGCGAGTTGACCGCAGACCTGATTACCGAGCCAGCAGCACCTGGCATTGTGCCAATGAAACGTGGGACACCAGATGAACCGGCCAAACAGATCCAGACTTTCACACGAGAAGAGTTGGAGTCAATTGCAGACAATGAAGGCATTGCCGGTCTACGTGTGATTGGTAATCAGGTTGGTGTCAAAGCGAAAGGAATTGTCGAGATGATTGAAGGCATCCTGAAAGCACAAGGCGGTGAGTAATGGCGCAGATCGACTCGTATCGTAGCGGTGAAGCTGTTTCCCTTTCATTTGCCTTCAACGTGCTGGATATCGAATCTGCTACCTACACAGTAAAGGACAGCACCGGGGCTATTCTCGTTGATGGCGAGCCGCTAGAAATTACCAGCGGTCAAATGTCGATTCCGGTTGTCGTGTCGGCTGAATATAACCAGCTCTCTGAGAAAGAGCGAGATCTGCGGTACGTCATTGTGAAGGCTGTTGCATCGGGTCTGACGCATGAAGAGCGGCAAATGTATGTTCTGCTGAATAGTTTTGAACTGTCGATACCAGAACAGTCGTTTGCAACTGTCGCTGATGCTCAAATGCAGGCGATCGATATGCTGAATGGGGACACTTTGCTGTCGGATGGTGAAGGCTTAATGCGCAAGCGTCTCATTGAGGCTACCAGACGAATTAAAACTTTACCGTTCTCAATCCGCAAAATTCTACGTATCGACTTTGACCGATACGATCGCCCTCAAAATATGCTGAATGTGTATGACATTCCGTGGGGAGCAGATGGAGCGTACCGGCATGATTTAGTCGATTGGGAAAAGATGACGCAGGAGAAGTTTGAAGAGTTCCCTGACTACTTCAAAGAAGCGTTGATGCTTGCCGTTGTCAACGAAGCGTGTGAGATCGCAAATGGCAATGATGTAGCCGCAGCACGAGAGGATGGCATTTTGTCAGAGTCCATCGGTGAAACAACCAACATGTACCGTACCGGTAAAGCTGCAAACGTGCATGTGGCTCGCAGTACCTGGCGCTTGCTGGTCAGTTACATCAACAACCGTATGATTGTTCGCCGTGCGTAACGCCAGTCGCATTATTTACTTTTGGTCGAAAGGGTTTTTGGCCAGTAATGAGAGCGACCGACAACAACAGGGAGAGAGCATGAATATTTCATGGCAAACAGAAATTGCGATCTACCGCTTTGGCGCAAAGAACGTTTACGGCGAGGCGCAATTACAATTCGTCAGGAAGACGAATGTCGGCGTGGTTAAGTTCGAACAGAGTAATGAGAAATCGTCAGTTCGTGCTGATAGCTCTGGTAGTCGTGGTAAGGCGAGTCTGGAGCTGTTTGATGCTGTGTTAGTTGTCCCTTTAGAAGCGGCTGTACAACTTGATGATGTGCTGATCCTTGAAGGTCAAAAATTAAAGGTGTCCAGTGTTCATCGCCGCTGGGGGCTACGAGGAAGACCTGGGCATCTTGAAGTGGGGGCGAATATATGGGTCTGAAATACGATGCGCATCAGTTCAAACGTGCGGGGAATAGACTCAATAACAGCCAGAAAGCATTTAAGCGATATCTTATTCGGGACATGGAAAAGCTGGCGCGTTTGGTTGAGCGTCTCAGCCGTGCAATGGCCCCGCTGGAAACCGGATCTCTGGAGACAGCCATCTTTGCCAGGGTGATTAAAGAAGGTTATTCAGGGCTGCGTATTGAGCTTTCTGTGTCTGGAGCAAAACCACGTCAGGGGCATCCGGGCGTAGAAGTCGGTGACTATGCTAAGTACATGGAGCTGGGTAAATACCGACTCGGTTATCTTTCTCGAATGAAGAACGTGACAAACCCACCAATTGCCGGTGTTAAACCTCGTGTTGGGCCACACTTTCTGGAAAGAGCGGTGGAAATTAGCGAGAAGCAGTTCTCAGAAGCGATTCTTGAGGCTGCCAGAAAAGCCGGTTTTACGAGAGGTTAATGTGTTTATTGAAGCGTTTGCAAGTTTGATGCAGAAGGCAAAGATTGGCACGGTCGGGACTGACATTTTCTGTCACTACTTGCCTGCCAATGTGAAATCTGGCGTCCTGCTTATTAACCCAAATACCGGTATCAGCATCGATCATGAGCTACAGGGCTTTTACCACGAATCATTCACAATAATTGTGCGTGGTTCGTCAATTACTACGACGGTTGAGAAAGCCAATAAAATCATTGAGATGTTTCCAGTAGAGGAAACGGAATCTGGTGGTGTTTATTTTCGACTGGTACGACCGATGGCGATGCCAATCATTTATCCCAAAAATGATGGGGCATTAATAGAAGCAGGCATTCCTATTGAATTTGCTGGCTATTTATTGAATTAACTCAATTGGTAAGTATATACTTACTATTAGCGCAATGAATGCGTAGAATTAACGGAAAAAGGAGTTTTCCATCAATGTCTAATACCCATGTAAAAAACATCAAACTTGGTGCCTGTAAGGTGTCGTTTGGTGGTGTGGATTTGGGTTACACCAAAGGTGGTGTTCAGGTTGAAATCGCAACCGAAACGCTGAAAGTGACCGTAGACCAGCTGGGCCAGACCACGATCTCCGAGCTGATCCAGGGCCGCAACATCACCATTACTGCGCCGCTGGCTGAATCCGTGTTGAAAAACATGGTCGATCTGATGCCAGGTTCCACGCTGAGTTCTGGCGAAGATACCGTAACCATCACGTCTGCGCAGGGAGTGAACCTGATCGACGTTGCGAAAGAGTTGGTGCTGACCCCGCAGGATGCGACGGATTATGTTCTGACCATCCCTAAAGCAGCAACCGCGGGTAACTTCACCATGACCTACCAGTCTGACGACGTTCGCGTGTTCTCAGTTGAGTTTTCCGCTTACCCGGACGACGCTGGCGTGTTGGGGAAAATGAGCCTCCCAAAGCCGGTTGAGAGCGTCACGCTGACCCCGTCTTCACCGACCGTAAAAGTGGGCACTAAAGTTCAATTGAGCGCAACCTTCACCCCGGCCGATGCAACCAATAAGACTGGCGTGTGGAGCTCTGATGCGACTGATAAAGCGACCGTAGATCAGAACGGACTGGTAACTGGTAAAGCTGTCGGTTCAGCCAATATCACCTTCACAACTAATGACGGTGCCAAGAAGGCGACCAAAGCCGTCTCTGTAACTGCCGCAAGCTAAATTGTGATAACCCAAGAGGCCCATGGATGGGCCTCTGTATGAGTTTAAAAGGATTTAAACCATGACCAAATTACTCGATCTCGACTCCATTCTGCCGCCGAAAAAAAGCATCAAATTTGGTGGCAAAGAATATCCCATCGTTGAAATGACCGTCGGCCTCTTTGTTTCCATCAAGCAGATGGAAGGCAAAGATCTCATGAACATGTCTCCTGTTGAGCAAGTGACAGCTTATGCAGATCTGGTTCGTAAGGTTATCCCTTCAGTACCTGACGAAGTTCTTGAAAAACTGACTGTTCCGCAACTCCAGCAGATCTTCACCTTCGCTATGGAAGTGATTGATGAAGAAAACGAAAAAGCGGCTGGCGAAGGGGCAAAGTAATTTCCCGCGATGAATCCGGGACAAGGACCGTCTCAATAGATCTCGGATTCTATTTCAGTCGTGTAGTTGCTCACTACGCCGTGTCGCCATTAGAGCTACTGAACGTTCCTCTCACGATGTTCTGGATGCTCAGTCGCAATATAGACCGTCTGCGTGCGGAAGAGGATGTCCGCAACTTACAAGTCGCTCGTGCGTCCCAGGCGGATGGCGAGGCTGTGAAGGCGTTCATGGAGGGTTTGCAACTCAGGATTGGAAGACCAGTCGTAACAGATAAAGTCTACGATCCAAGCCAGGATAAGGCAGACCCTGACGCCAAAGAGCAACTGATGCAAATATTTGGCAGAGGATGACAAGGGAATGTCACAAAACGTAGAGTTTATCCTGTCGCTGGAAGACAAACAGTTTACAGCGTCAATCGATCGTGCGGGGAAACTGCTTACTCGATTTGGTGAGCAGGTAACAAAGCCTGCTCAAAAAATCCAAACCTTTGAACGCTCTTTGGGTTCGGTCGCCCGTATCATTGGCGTTCTGGAAAGCAAGCTCGATTCTACGGCAGATAAACTACAGGATGTAGCTGCCGGTTTTGAGCTTGCTTCAGATGCTACGCGTAAAATGCGTGGCAACATCACCAGCCTCAATTCTGGTCTTAAAGCCCTGATTGAGCGCGTCGATACGACAACTTCTTCAGTAGATAAACTCACCGCGTCATTACGTAAAGTGCAATCAGAGCTAAATGATTTCTCTGATTGGGCGACCTATGCAAGCAAAAGCGCAAGCCGCTTTGGTACGGAGGTCAAAGAAGCCTCTGCGTCCGTGAGTGGCATGAATACGCGCCTTAATACCACGACGAAGCGACTCAGTAATTGGGGTGTCACAACGAGTCAGGCTGCCGAGGGACTGAAAAAGGTTCGTGAGCAGATGGACGAAGTTATCGGACGTCAGCAACTGATTAGCAAGCCGGTACGCGTTCGTACATCTGGAAGTGGCGATGGTGGCAGCGGGCGGCGTAGCGGCTCTGGCCATAGCGGTAAAAGTAACGAAGGAGGTATGTTCTCTGGCCTTCGTGGCAACATTTTCCTGCTTGGCGAGATCGGAGATGCAGCCAGAACGGTTACTGACATCATGTTTGGATGGCAGAAGCCTATTGTTGAAGCTGCGGCCGAAATGGAACGTATGCGGGTGATGCTTCGTGGGTTGAATAAGGAGAAGTCTAACCCTGGCCAGGCTGCCGCCGATGACATGAAGTACATCGTAGACATGGCTCAAAATGCGCCGTTCGCGATGCAGGCGTTAACAGACTCCTTCGTGAAGTTTCGTTCTGCTGGCTTAGATCCAACCGATGGTTCTCTGAAGGCGCTGGTGGACTCCGTTGCTCGTTTTGGTGGTGATAGTGAGCTGTTGAAACGTGCGGCTGTGGCCGTTCAGCAGATGTCCGGTAAGGGCGTCGTGTCAATGGAAGAGCTACGTCAGCAATTAGGTGAAGCCGTTCCTAACGCGATGCAGGCAATGGCAGACGCCGCAGGCATCACTATGGGGGAACTGACTAAAGCCGTTGCCAGCGGTACGGTTGAGGCAAAACAGGCGTTGTCTCTGATGTTTGTTGGTCTGCGTGCGGAGAATGAGAACGCAGCGAAAGACATGATGCAAACCTACACAGGTGCGCTGGCGCAACTTCAGACGTCATTCACGTTATTTGCTGATCGGGTTGGTCAGGCCGGATATCTGGATTCTCTATCGAAGGGGATGAAAGAACTGGCTTCAATCATGAATAGCGCCGAAGGGATTTCGTTTGCCAATTCTTTAGGTTCGGGGTTAACAACGGCAATCGATGGGTTGCGTCAGCTTGCTCAATGGTTAGCAAAGAACCAAGAGCTGGTAATTAATCTCGGTAAGGTCGTGGCCGCGATGGTTGCGTTCAAACTGATGCGAGCAGGGATCATGGGGGTAGTTGGCGCTGGGAGCCAGATGGTTAGCACCTTTGCCACGATGGCGACCGCCATACAGACTCCATTTAACCTCGGCGCTACAGCAGTAACTCGATTCAATCGTGCGGCACGTATGGGGCTGGCTCCGATCCCCTCTCTTATTTTCGCCATCCGTGGGGCGATTACGGGGCTTAAAGGCGCTTTTGCTGGATTAACGGCGTTTATTGCAGCAAACCCTATAGGGGCAGCATTTACAGTTGCCACTGTAGCTGTTGCTGGCCTAATCACGTACATGACCATGCTCCGCAGCGAAACTTCAAAGGTCGTTGACGAGATTAGGAAAATACCAGAAGCGATGACAGCGGCCAAACGTGCACAAATGGCCGACCGCGCAGAAAAGCTCGAAAATCAGATTCTTGCTGATCAACGAGCATTAAAAACTGGTGAGGGTGTTAATTACGTATCTAACTCTGCCGGTGTTATTACTCACAAAGAGTCGAAGGCTGACATCGAAGCACGCCTGAAAAAAAATCAGGAAGAGTATCAAAAGATAACCGGCACGATAGCTCTTGGTGACGGCGCTGTAGCAAAGCGTTTGGCTAAAGAGGCTGCCGAATCTCAGATTGAGAAAATTCGAGCGGAAAACCAGATTTTCGCGGCAACATTCGTGAAAGCCCGGCAGGAGGCTCTGGATAAGATCCAGAAAATCAATGATGACGGTTCACTTTCAGATGATGAAAAGAACAAGCTATTGGCACCGTTACGTGAAACGGTAAACAAAAGCTATCTTGAGCCTGCGCAAAAACTGGTTGATTCACTTTCTTCTCGTAAGAATGCGACCGAGAAGCAAATCGCGACTCTTAATGATCAGCTTGAAAAAGCCAAAAAGGATGGAAATACCGAGCAGATCCAGAAACTGCAAGGCAGTATTCGTGGTTATCAGGAGCATTTGGAAGCCGTTGCTCAGGAGCTGACTCAGGCAGAGTTCGAGAGAGATAACGCGGCCAAAACTGGTAAGGGCGTAATGTCAAACCAGGGGACTGTTCTTGGGTTAGGTACAACTGATAAAGCTGCTCAGAAGGCGCTGGCGCAATATATGCGAAACCAGATGGATTCTGCGACTTATCAACGTACTTTGCCTGACGGCACTCCGATGATGGACTTCGAAGGTAAGCCGATTATTGGGCCTAAACAACTCAAGACGCAGCTTAATTTGCAGAAAGCATCCAGTGCCAGCTCTCTGGAGAAAATGAGCGATGAAGAGCGTGCCGCAGCCATTGCTGCACTGACTAAAGCTCGTGAACAGGATGCAGCAGCCGCCGAGAAAGCAGCCCAACGATCAGCTAACGCCTCGCAGCGTGCGGCCAAGAAGGAACAGGCAGCGCAACAGAAGCTGGCTGCCGGCTACCAGAAGGCTCTGGATAAAGCTGATCAGCTCATGGGGCAAATGGGCGAAAGTTCAAAGGCTACTGTGTCGTTTGATCAGTCGCTGCGTGATGTCACCAAGTCACTAACCGATCTTGCAAACGCCACGCCTAACGAGTTTATCTCGCAGGAGATGGTTGACCAGGCCAAAAAACGTCTCGCGGATTTGAGGAACGCTACCCCCGAATACCGTGAAATGTTTAATCGCCGCAACGTCGAGCAAATGATCAGCGCTTGGGCGCCGGAATCGGATTCGATTATCAGCGCAGGCTTGATGCAAAGCCATGAGGAGAAGGCTGCCGAGTTTTCGGATACCTACAATCGCAATCTTAAGGCGCTGATCGAGCTGCGTGATAAGGCGACTGACCCGAAAATCATCTCGCTTTACAACAAGCAGCTTAATCAGCTGGTGGCCGCTGGCAACAATGCGCTGATTAAGCAAACAGGTACAGCGACCCAGCAGTTGGCTCTGGAGTATGAGAACCTGGCTGAACAGATTGAGGGCACATGGACAGATCTGTTTAGCGGCTTAACTGACACGCTTACTGACTTTGTTGTTAACGGGAAGATGATCTTCTCCAGTCTGGCCACATCGATCCTTAAAGACATCACCAACATGGTCGTGAAGACCCAGATCACTCTGCCTCTCATGAATATGTTGGGAATGGGAACGACAAACGCCGGCAATGCACAAAGTGGAAATCTCATGAATGGCGTAGCGTCTGCGATCGCTAATCAAGGGGTTCAGCTCGGTAATTCTGGTGGGGCGGTGGCCAATGGGGATAAATCTGTCGGCGAGGCCACTAAGGAGACAGCCTCCGGCGTGAATTCGATGGGGCAAGCGTCTCAGAATGCGGCCAGTGGTTTAAGTCAGGCGGTGAATGGCGTCTGGGACTGGACTAAGTCATTGTTCACCGGTACTGACGCTACGAAAGATCAAACCAAAGCGGTTAACAGCAGCATCCTCAGTATGGGGAATCTATCTACCGCGGCTGGGGCGCTGGCAGCTACATTCGCCATGGTAGGTGCTTCGTCGTCGAGTTCGTCCAGCCGTTGGCTGAATTTCGGTCTGTCACTGGCCAGTACCGCAGTGTCCGCCTGGGCTGGGTCTTCGACGCCATCAGGCTCAAAGCCAAATGTGAAGAAGCACGCCAATGGCGGCATCTTTGGCAGGGAAGGGGTTGTGCCTCTGAGAGCTTATCAGAAAGGCGGAATTGCCACCTCACCACAGTTGGCGATGTTTGGCGAGGGCTCAATGAACGAGGCTTACGTTCCGTTGCCAGATGGTCGAACCATTCCAGTCACACTTTCTGCAGAGTCGGCTGGAAAGAGCACGGGTAACGCGGTGTCCCCTGTCTCGATTCAGATCAATGTAACCAAGGATGGCCGAACCAGCGAGAGCAGCAGTGGAAGCGAGAGCAGTCTCTGGAACGGCGCAGCACGGCAAATCAAGTCGATTGTGCTTGAGACGATTGCCGAAGAGAAACGTTCTGGTGGTTCACTTAATCCGCATACCACCAGAGGGTAGTAAAGCAGGCCGCCTTAACGGGCGGCCATCACAAGGAAGTGATATGTCGAGGAAAGTATTTAATTGGTATCCAGATTATGAGTCTGAGAAAACCGTAAAGCCTAACGTGACCGTGCTGAACTACGGCGACGATTACGAGCAGCGCCAGTCGCAGGGGCTCAATCGGATTAAAGAAGAGTGGTCTCTCACGTTCACCCGTAGCCATGACGTGGTAAACGACGTTGATGACTTTTTGACTGCCCGCGCTGGGGTGGAGTCATTCATTTGGACTAACCCAAGAGGCAAAGCAATTATCGTGGTTTGTGACAGCCATACGGTAAAGCGTTACCCCGGTTATCAAGTGCTTACGGCAACATTTAGACAGGTTTTTGAGTCTTAACTTGCGACTATAGATAAGTAATCACTTATCTATTATCATATATCAACACCACAGGATGTGACGTTGAGTTTTTCAAGGATGAAGTGATGGGTATTAGAGCTGATATTCAGAGTTTATCGCCTTCTGCGCTCATTGAGTTGTTCGAGTTGGATATGTCGGTGACAACCTCCGGCGGCAAGTTGTATTTCCATGCCGGCACCAACGGGCTTAGCCAGCCAATTGTCTGGCAGGGAGTTTCCTATGAGCCGTGGCCAATTAAAGCGTCTGGCTTTGATAAAAGCGGTCAGGGAACACTTCCTCGTCCAAAGATTCAGGTTTCCAACTACGACGGTGTAATTTCTGCCGAGCTGCAGGCCAATGACGATCTGATTGGCTGCAAAATCATTCGCAAGATGACGCTGGCACGTTTTCTGGACGCGGTGAACTTTCCGGATGGAAACCCGACTGCAGACCCAAGTCAGCATTTTGCTGATGAAATGTGGTTCGTCGAACAGAAGACCCTGGAGACGCACCAGTATGTCGAATTCGAGCTGTCCAGCGTCTTAGATCTGATGGGCGTTCAACTGCCGTATCGTCAGATCATCAAAAACAGCTGCCCGTGGAAATATCGCGGAACAGAGTGTGGTTACACCGGCCCCTATTTCGACAAAAACAACCAGCAAACCTCTTTGGCCGGCGCCGACTACTGCACCAAGCGTTACGACGCCTGTAATGCTCGCCGCAACTACTTCGCGAATGGCGTTATTCATTTTGGCGGATTTATTGGGGCGACACGATATGAGTAACCAGACGTTACCTGAGCTGGGCTCAGAAGTCATGCAGGATATCTATCGCTGCGCTATCCAACGTTACCCGAATGAAGCGTGTGGCTTTCTTGTGCGCACACAGGGTGAGAAATATCGCTTTATGGAAGCGATGAATGTCTCTGAAACGCCACGTGAGGATTTTGTCATGCGTGCCAGCGACATTATTGCGGCCGAAGATGCTGGGGAAGTGATCGCTATTTGGCACTCTCACGTTGAGCGCAGCGCAGAGGCGTCAGACCCGGATCGCTCCGGGTGCGAGGCGACGGAACTACCGTGGATGATTCTGGCAATTCGCAAAAATGTGGAAAGCGATATGCCATTCCACTTTAGCGAAATGAACGTCATTTATCCGTGTGGTTTTGAGATGCCCTACCTCGGGCGCCCATACGTATTCGGTGTGTTTGATTGCTGGATGCTGTGCCGCGATTACCTAAAGCGTGAATTTGACGTTGAGCTGAATGCAAACGCCCACCTGCATATTCCTTCTTGGTACACGGGGGACAACGACATCCTCGACCAGAACTACCGAAATGAAGGACTTGTCCGCATGGCGCCGGGGACGGAACCCCAGCGCGGCGACATCTTCTTCATCCAGTACGGGAAAATGCCAGATCACTGCGCGGTATACATCGGCGACGGCATGATCATGCATCACCAGATCGACCGTCTCAGCTGTCGGGCTTATTACGGTGGGATGTATCAGAAGCACACGACGCATCACCTGCGTCACAGGGATTTACTCAAGGGAGACGAGACGTGTCTGAATTAGTTCATGTTCAGCTCGGCGGTGCGATGGCAAAGAACTTTGGCCGCCACTGGAAATTGAAGGTGCGCAACACCAAACAAGCCATCGATTTGATTGAGGCGAATCGCCCGGGCTTTAAAGCCTGGATTAAGCGTAACCGTAACCACTTCGATAAGTACCACATCCAGGTCACAAATAAGCAGGGCCACAAGTGGTCAATGGACGACACCGAATACCAGATGATGGGCGAGTCGGAAAATATCGTAAAAATCCGCATTACTCCCGTACCACGTGGCAGCGGTGGTAAGGCGTTTGGGTGGTTCCAGACTTTCGTGGGCGCCGCGATGATCGCTGTCGGCGCTCTGGCCTCTGGGCTGACTTTTGGTGCGTCTTCCGCGCTGGTGATGGGAGGGATGTCATTGATGATGGGCGGTGTGTCCATGCTGATTTCGCCGCAGGCATCAAATGCGTCTGTCAGACAGGCGGATAACACGGATTCGTTTTACTTCGATGGGCCTCAAAACACCAGCAACCAGGGAAACCCGGTTCAGCTTAATTACGGCGAGGAAATTTTAGTTGGCTCACAGATTGTGAGTTCTTCAATCACCATAGACCAACTGTAAGGGAAGTTTTTTGAACATGGATCAGTTCAAGAAAAAGAGATTGCCCCTCCTGATTGCGGGAGCGGGCGGCAAAAAGAGCTCAGGCTCAAGCCGTACACCAGTTGAAGCGGATGATACCGTTAATTCGCGGGCCATGGCGTCTATCCTCGATCTGCTCGGGGAAGGTGTTGTTGGTGGGCTTATTAACGGTGCTAAATCTATCTTCATCGATGGCGTGGCGCTGGAGAACGAAGACGGATCATTCAACTATTCCGGTGTAACCTGGGATTTCCGGGATGGTTCACAAGACCAAAGCCCGATGCCTGGTTTCGATTTTGTCGAAACGCCAAAGGCCGTTAACACACAGCTGAAAACCACAAACGCGGTTACGGTCGCCATCGATAACGACGACGCTGATCGTGTCCGAGTGATCATGAAGTTCCCGTCGCTGCGTAGCATTGACAAGAAAACAGGGGACACAAACGGTACTTCTGTCCAGTTTAAGTTCCAGCTGGCCAATGGCAATGGCTCTTTCTATGACGTGATTGCTACAGGTGAGAGCAGCTCTGACGTGAAGCTGACTGCGAAAAAGACTGGTGTCTACTACCGCAGTTACGAAATCCAACTTCCAAAGCCTGGGCGCGCCTATAAAGTGCGCGTGCTTCGTCTCTCCGCCGACAGCAACGATCAGTATCTCTTTAACGATACCTGGGTCGACTCTATCGGTGAGATCGTTGACACCCCAATGAACTACCCGAACTCCGTTCTGGTTGGCCTTAAGGTTAACTCTGAGCAGTTTGGTAGCTCTATGCCGTCACGTTCGTATCTTATCCGTGGCCTCAAAATCCGTGTGCCTTCGAATTATGATGAAAATACGAACACTTATAACGGCGTTTGGGATGGAACCTTTAAGCTTCTGTCGTCTTCCAACCCTGCCTGGATTCTGTTCGATCTGCTGACCAATGCTCGTTATGGCCTCGGCAAATTTGTTTCGGAGTCAATGATTGACCTTGGTCAGCTTTATCAGATCGGTCGCTACTGCGACGAAGAGGTTGATGATGGCTTTGGCGGCAAAGAAAAACGCTTTGCAATCAACACCCAGATCACCAGTCGTCAGGACGCTTATCGTCTGATTCAGGATATTGCCGGCGCTTTCCGTGGCATGGTTTTCTGGGCTGGTGGCATGGTGAATATCATGCAGGACAGCCCGTCTGACCCTGTCATGCTGTTTACCAACGCAAACGTAAAAGATGGCCTGTTTACCTATAAAGGCTCAGCTCGAAAAGACCGGCCGTCCGTAGCGTTGATCACTTATAACAACAAACAAGACGGCTATAAGCAGAACGTTGAGTATGTTGAAGATCAGGAAGCGATGGCCCGATACGGGGAGCGCAAGACCGAGGCCGTTGCGTTCGGATGCACCAGCCGAGGTCAGGCTCATCGTGTAGGTTTGTGGCTGCTCTATACCGCGCGTATGGAGTCAGACATGATCACCTTTACCGCGGGCCTGGACGCCTCGTTCCTGATGCCGGGCGAAACCGTTCTGATCCAGAACAAATATCGTGCCGGCAAACGCAATTCCGGTCGCATTGTCTCTTTCACCAAAAACAGCATCACCCTCGATGCACCTGTCTCTCTGAAAAAGAGCGGTAGCTTCATCCGTATCATCAATCAGGAAGGCAAAATCGTTGAGCGAGACATCAACGAGACCGGCGACAACATCACTAAAGTTACCTTCAAGACGGCGTTGGCCACAGCCGAACAACCAGTAGCGAATGGCGTCTGGACGATCACCGAACCAGACCTTGTTCCAATGCGGGCGCGCGTTGTCGCTATCGCGCAAGGTGAAACCCCGGGGTCGTTTGATATCACGGTGGTGCAGAACAATGCATCTAAGTACCAGGCGATTGATAACGGGGCCGCGCTCGTTCCAGAAAATACGACGGTTCTTGATCCCACATATTCCAAACCGAGCAATCTGGTCATCTCAGAAGGCACCTATCTGTCCAGTCCGGGCAACTTGTCCGTGAAGCTGATGCTTGCCTGGGAAGGTAAATCACCAGAATACTGGGTCAGCTGGCGCCGCTCCGACGAGGGCAACGTCTCCAACTGGCAATCTGCCCGCGCCACGGAAGAACAATATGAAATCGTCAATGTTGCCGAAAATGGGCGATATGACTTCCAGCTGTATTCCGTTTCCTTCGGCGGCAAAAAATCCGAGATCATTACTGCTGTCTATCAGGTAAAAGGCACGATGACGCCGCCAGGGGCGCCCACATCACTCACCGCGGTGGGGGATTATCGTAACGTGGTATTGAATTGGGTTAACCCTGATTCAGTCGACCTCGCGCAGATCAACGTGTATGCGTCCAAAACAAATAAGCTGGACACCGCAACACTCATTGCTCAGGCTGCAACAACGACTTTCACTCACGCTGGCCTGGGTGACAACGAGACCTGGTATTACTGGATTCGTGCGGTAAACAAACGTGGGATGGTAGGCCAGCCGAACTCGAACCTCGGTACAGAGGCCACCACTCGCGACGTATTGTCTTTCCTGAAAGATAAGATCACATCTTCTGAACTCGGCAAGGAGCTGCTCGACGAAATCGACAGCAAAGCCACTCAGGAGGCGGTAGACAACGCCATTGGAGAGGTTCAGAACTCAGTCAACGAGTCTATCCAGCAAGTTGAAAACGATCTGGCGCAAACCTCCTCCGAAATTAAGGCGCAGGTTGACTCTGTCAATCAGTCGCTGAAAGAGGATATAAAGACCGTCAATCAGACGATTGTTGACAACATCGATGCCGTCAACCAGACGATCAATACCAACATCTCCAACGTAAACAGCCAAATTGAAGCTGCAAAACAGTCTATTAAAGACGGCGACGCGGCTCTGTCGCAGGAGATTAAGAATGCGCAGTCATCACTGACAACGTCGCTGTCCCAGACCAGCAAAGATCTGACTGCGGCCATTCAGAAAGAGACGAATGACCGTATTGCAGATGTTAATGACGCAGCCAAGCAAGCGGCCGACCAACTGCTGAGCGCGAAGAATGAGCTGAAAACCTCTATCGATAGCTTGTCTGAGGTTGTGACCTCCGGTGACGAAAACCTCGCGCGACAGATCTCGCAGATTGCCGCTGGCACAGGGGAACAGTTTGACTCTCTGAAAATCTGGTATTTCGACCAGGACGCTGAAGGCTGGACGGAAGATGATAATGGCTACACGCCAATGAGCGTCACCAGCGATGGCTGGCTGAAAGCGAACAATCCGACCTCAACCTGTCGTTCCCCTAACGGCTTGACGATCGATGCCCATGCTTATCGTTTCATTAAGATGCGCATTAAAAAGGTTGGCAACCCAACCTGGAACGCCAAAATGTTCTGGATCGGCGCTGATGAAACCGGCTGGAATGCTGGTCGCTCCGTGGTTATCAATGAACCGGAATACGATGACAAGGGTATTGCGATTCTGACCCTGCACGACCTTGAGTGGCGAGATTCGACAACGATTCGTCGTTTCCGCTTCGATTTCACTTCAGGTCAGGATACGGACAATTACCTGTTATTCGACTGGATTGCTGTCGGTCGACCGACGCCGGGCGCAGGCATGGCCGCGTTACAGGAAGAGCAGCAGGCTCGTGCGAATGCAGATACCGCCGAAGCGCAGGCGCGCAGCACATTGGCTGCACAAATCCGCGGTTCATCTGAAAGCGGAAATCTGGACGACATTCGTTCTGGCCTGATCTATCAGGAGAAAAATGCTCGTATCACCGCCGATGCTGCGGAAGCGAGTGCGCGTGAATCCCTGCAGACTGAATTCAACAGAAACAAAGCCTCTGTTGCAGAAGAGCTGCATACGCTGTCCACTGAACAAGCTTCCCAGGCAAGCAAGATTACCGGGTTGCAAACAAGCCTTGGCCAGAAGGCCGATGCCAGTGCAGTACAGACAATTTCCCAGAAGGTTGAAGAGCAGGGCAACACCCTTAAATCACAAGGTGCGGCATTGTCTACGCTGGATAATCGCGTAGGAAGTGTTGAGTCTGGTGTATCTGCGAATAGCAAGGCGATCACGGGTCTGCAGTCGACCGTAACCCAGCAGGATAAAACCCTTAGCAGCCAGAGTGAAAGCATCACCACCCTGAATAACTCGCTGAGCGATATCCAGAGCGATACCGATACTGCCAAAAGCAACCCGAGTAATTTGCTGGTTAACGCCTCCTTTGAGCGTGACCTGGCAGGGTGGTCTGCAGGGAACAGCGTATCCAATGTTATCAAAGCGAGCGCGCCCCATTCTGGTAGCAAAATTCTTGTTTGCGCCGCTGGCACGGTGCAAATCACGCAATCTGTAAGCGTCGTCGAAGGGCGGACATACAAGCTGTCCTCTTTTGTGCGGTGCACCACTGATGCGGTGATCAGCAGCCCTGGCAACAACAAACTGCGTATTGGCGCGGCTACGTTGCTCAAAGAGATTCCGATCCGTCCGGAGAATCTGCCCAAAGATGAAACATGGAAGGAGGTCTCTGATACCTGGAAGGCGACGCTGACCGGTAAAGTTGACGTATCGATCATGTCTTCTCTCAAAACCGGTTCTCAGTACTTCGATGATGTTGGTTTTGTTGACGTCACTGATGCTCTGGCGATTGAGGCGAACGCCAGTGCCACCAATGCTTTGACCTCTCGGGTATCGTCTGTTGAGGGCACCATCACAAGTCAGGGGCAACAGATCACTTCGATGCAGAACAGTATCAAGAACAAAGCTGACGCCTCAGCTGTGACTAATCTGGCAAACCGCGTAACTGCTGCCGAAAATCAGATCTCCAGCCAGTCCCAGAGCATCACCAGCCTGTCAAATTCGCTGGATAACGCCAATGCTGATGCGGATGCCTCGAAAGCGATCATCGGCAACATGCTCAAAAACAACTCTTTTGAACGTGGTTTCGAAGGTTGGGAGTATGTTGGTTGGACTCTGCTGGAGGCCCAAAACCCCAAATCGGGGAAATACATCATCCAGGCGGGCAAACTGGCCTCTGGCGGTGACTCGGGCTGCAACCAAACGATCGAGCTGCAGGCTGGCAAGACTTATCGTATCGGCGCATGGGTTCGCAAATCCGCTGACTTCGCGATTAATAATGCCGGCAACAACAAAATTAGCCTTCGAAACGCAGATCTTACGCCAATAAAGGATATCCCGATCACTGGCGCCGGGCTGTCGACGAACTGGGCGCTTATTAGCGGCGAGTATACGCCAGCCAAAACCGCGAGCGTGGTTGTGTCTCTGCGCGCAAGTGTCGCTTCAGGCTATATGTATCTCGATGACGTCTTCTGCGTTGACGTGAGCAATGAGAAAGCGATTGATGCGACGTCCAATGCGTTATCAACCCTCAACAGCACCGTGACCCAGCAGGGAAAAGACATTACGTCTAACTCCAACAGCATCACTTCGCTGTCAAACCAGATGGTTAACGGCCGCCAGAACATGTGGGTGCGTAGCGTATACAACGTACAACTGGCGAACAATACCACTGAGCCGACCTTTAGCGATATCAACGGTAAGGCGCCAATCTCGATCGATGAGGTTCCTGACGCGGCAAAACTGGACTTTGCGAGCGCCGGCAGTTACGTGATCGCGCATTACAAAGCCTTCGTGAAAGTCAATGCTGATACCACCATCACTATGGCACCAGGGTCTCGTGTTTTTGATGATACGGGCGCCGTGTACGTGAACGGTGTTAGGGTTGCCTTTGGTAATGCGAGCTGGAATACGGTTAGCTTTGATCTGAAAGCTGGCTGGAGCACGGTTGAGTTCTTGGTGAACCAATGGACTGGTCAGGCTTACATTAACCTCGGCTTTAAACTGTCCGAGAAGGTAGCCCAGCTGAATTCTGCTCTTGGGATGAACGCGCTTTCGAATGCCATTAGCGCCGTCACCTCAAACGTCAGCACCGTAGGTGATCGCGTCACGAGCACCTCGCAGAGCGTTACTGATCTGCGAAACAGCCTCGAACAGACCAACGCTAATCTGGCGAATAAGGCAGATGCACAGGCGCTGTCTACGCTGCAAAATACGGTCTCCAAGCAGGGGGATACGATTTCCAGCCAGGGTAACAGCATCACGAACCTGAATAACACCCTGACCGCTGCCAGAAACTCCGGTGACAACCTGATCCCGAACTACGATTTCCTGCAGGGTGCAACTGCGTGGGATATCCAGTATCCGGCGGGCGTCGCTTTCGGCAACTTCGGTGATGGTAAGGCTGGGGTTAAACTGAACCGGACGACCACTACCAGCCCAGGCATCTTCTCCAACAACAACAAGCCGCTGCCGCTTAATGGTCAGCGCAAATATCGTGTTGTGGTTAAAGCCAAGGGCGTGTCCGGGGCGATGAACATGTTGATCCGGCGCCAGAACAAAATCGGCCAGACCGACAGCAATTATGAAGATAAAAACGTCACACTCACCAGTGAGTGGCAGACCATTACCTGGGAAACTGGGCTTACTGCCTCTAACGCTGATGGTCAGAACTTTAAGCTTTATGCGCACCCGGCTAATGCCGAAATCTGGGTTGATACCTTTAAGGTCTTTGATATCACGGATGAGGTGAAGATCAAGGCTAATAGCGATGCGCTGTCTACGTTGTCGAGCACGGTGACACAGCAGGGTGACAAGATCACCAGCCAGGGCAACAGCATCACTAAGTTGACCAATGACCTCGAGGCCGCTGACGCAAACATCGCGAAAAAGGCCGATCAGTCGGCAGTCACTACGCTGACAGGTCGGGTAGAGAAGACGGAGTCCGGTCTGACGGCGGCGAACAGCAACATTACGTCGCTTAGCAGCTCTCTGAGCCAGCAATCCAAACGCGGCGCTAATCTGCTTCCTGATGGCACTTTTGAAAGCTACGCGGTTGGCCATAATCTATCAAATAATCGCGTTATCGTTACCACTGATGACTCTCACGGTGGAAATAAGTGCATCCGTGTGACGCGTCCGAACGACTACAACGCCAACGCAACAGATAACAGCGATAACCATATTTTTAGCGGATTTCAGGTTCGCGATAACGCAGTGTTCTACATGGAGTGCTGGGTTAAGCTGGATGCCAATAGCACAGCCATGGCCGAGAACACGCAGATCTCTATCGGTTTGTCGCTCCAGTATCAGGATAACTCGTGGCAGTGGCCGGCAGTAACTAAAGCTGCGAAAGATCTGTCTACAGCTCAATGGACGAAGGTTTCTGGTTACCTGAAATCAACGAAGAGCGGTATTAAGCAGGCAATGGTGAGGATTTCTATTCCTAACGTTAGCAGCGTTAAGGCGGGAAACTCATTCCTTATTGATGACCTGGTCATTACCGAAGTAACTGATGCCTACAATGCGCAAAGTACAGCAGATGCTAACGCCAATGCGATTTCGACACTGGACTCGACCGTTTCCCAACAGGGCGACCAGATCACCAGTCAGGGTAACAGCATCACCAAACTGACAAATGACCTGGCAACGACCAATAACAACGTCAGTAAAAAAGCGGATCAGAGCGCTTTAAGCGTGTTGTCCGGGCGCGTCGATCAAACAGAATCGGGCTTATCCTCTGCGAATAGCAGTATCACTGCGCTTAATTCATCTGTACGCGCAGGGAATGCGACAAGTGGCGATTTGATTAGCAACCCGACATTTGACCCAGAGTTTAGTCAGATGGGCTTCACTGTGGTTCCCAGCTCGTCTGAGGGCGTGCCAGCCAATTGCCCATACGCTTATGTTGCACGCATTGCGGCTCGCGACCATCACCCAAATTTTGCTGCTATTCCGGCGACATTGGGGGATGTCTATGAAATGTCTGCTCTCGTCGCGTGTGGCACTGGCTCCGCTGATTTCAACCTGTATCTCGGAACCGCAACACGGCCAAGCGGCAGCGTGGGCGCGCCTCTGTCATCTGGCGGCAACCGCAAGGCGTCGGCCACATGGCAGCGAGTAACCTGGCGTTTCAAAATTACTCAGGGGATTGTCGATCGCGGCTTCTTCCGTCCATTCCTGCAAATCAACCAGTCCAGCCCGTTCGGCACCGTCTGGTATGTGACCGACTGGCATCTGCGGAACGTAACCGACTCCTCCAAAGTTCAGGATTCTCTCGATGCTACGGCGAAAGCGGTTGATTCGCTGACCTCTACGGTAAATCAGCAGGGGGAGAATATCTCCAGCATTGGTACACGTACTACCAATCTTGAGAATAATTTGAGAACAACAAATGCAAACGTTGCTCAAAAAGCGGACGCCAATGCTCTGACGGCACTGACCAACCGTGTTACCCAGACCGAAAAAGACATTAACTCAACGAGTTCTTCTGTCACGAATCTGAACAACAAGGTTGATGCAATTTCTGTCGGCGGTACAAACCTGATCAAGAACTCCGGCGATATGACCGGCTGGTCGAACGTTGTCAGCGATACGTATCGTGGTAACGCGGTAATTGGCGCAACTGTAAAAGCCGGCTCCGGTTACAGGGATTTGCGGGAAATCACGCTTGAGTCGCCGGTCGATGCAGGTGAGTACGTTTACAGCTTCTATGCGAAAGGCGGTGTTGCTGGCCAGATTATGACGGCGTTCTTCTACAATCCGAACACTACAACGTCTATCGAGACCAGCCAGGGTGCGAAGGGTAACAACAGTGATGGCCGTGCGCAGTTCACGCTGACCACTTCATGGGCCCGCTATTGGGTTAAGTGGAAACAGACACCTACCACGAGTACCAAGCGCCTGATTCTGTGTCGTATCGAGAGCAATACCTCCAAAGACCAGACGGTGTACATCAACAGTCCGAAGTTTGAGGTAGGTAACGTTGTTTCCGACTGGAACGAGTCTCCGTCTGATAGTGCCAGTGCGTCGGCTGTGGACTCGCTGACAACGAAAGTGAATCAGCAGGGCACTTCCATTAGCTCTATCGGAAATCGCACCACATCGTTGGAAAACGGGTTATCGACAGCTCAAAACAACATTGCCAAGAAGGCTGATGCTTCTGCATTGCAGGATCTCCGGAACACGGTGACATCTCAGGGTGATGATTTAACCGCGGCGAACAGCAGCATTACCAGCCTGCATGCCTCGATGAACCGTCGCACTGTGTTTACTGTCACTGCACGGGGTAATGGCAACAGCGTTACCCATGGGGTGTTTGATGAAAGCGGCAAGAATCTGTTTACCCCTGGTCGCAGCTGGGCGCTGGTCACTTTTGCAAAACACAGCGACGGATCAACGGTGATTGCGACCTCCAAAACATACGATGTCTTTGGCAGCGCGAATAATGGCGCCACGATGTCGGCTGATATCGAGGCACTGGCCAGTGGGACTTACGTTTGCGTCCTGACATTCGATGAGCCAACTGGCAACCGAGGTAAGGTGTTGTCTGCCCTGGAATCTCTTGGTGGCACTTCCGAAGTCGTTAACTCTCTGCCGTATCGTGGCGCCTACATTCTCCTTGGCCGCAAAGGTATGAAGCCGGGCGATGGTCTGGAACTGCGTGCGCCAACCGGTGGCGACGGCACCGCCCACATTTCGACCTCAGTCGAGTTTGTGAACGGGGTAATGATGGGGCTGGGCGCCGCTGGTGGTGTGATGATGAAGGCTGATGCGAACGCATCTGCAATTACCACGCTCCAGAATACAGTGAAGACCCAAGGGGATAATATTGACTCCCTGAGCTCCTCGACAACAGCGCTGGAAAACAGCCTTGCGTCCAGTAACGCCAGCGTGGATGCAGCAAGCCAGATCCCCGGTAACCTGATCGTAAACCCGTCTTTTGAGCGTGGTACGGAGGGCTACACTGGTTGGAGCGGTATTGCCACGGTGGCAACGCTGCAGGTTCCACATCTTGGCACCAAAGCCGCCAAACTAGCGGCGGGTGGTTCTGCAGGCGTGGGCCAGAAGATCTCCTTCAAAAAGGATCGGTCGTACAAAATTGGTATTTGGGCAAAGCAGGACCCTAATACCACCATTCAGTCGACCGACAACACAAAATTCCGTGTGGCTGACGGTACTGGCCTGATTGCAAGTAAGGTTTATGGTCCGTTCACCTCGAACTGGCAGGAGGTGTCATGGACATGGAAGGCGACAAAGGATGTCCTTGCTGACGTTCAGTTCACTGCTTTCTTGTCAGCCGGCGCGATGTACTTTGATGATTTTTACGTCGTCGATGTGACCGACTCAGTTGAAACTCAGGCGAACTCGAGTGCGATCACGAAGCTCGATAGTCGTGTGACCAAGACAGAGAATGACATCACCAGCCAGGGCAGCCAGGTTACGCAACTTAAGAATGACCTTGCTACCACAAACACAAATGTTTCGAAGAAAGCGGATGCAGCTGCGTTAACGGCATTAACGAACCGCGTCACGCAGAATGAGAAAGAAATTGGAACCCAGAGCAGCCAGACAACTTCGCTCAAAAACTCTTTGAGCACTGTTCAGGCAATGGGAAGCAACCCGTGGTTTGATGGTTCTCTGGAGACGTACTCCGAAAACCAGCAGATCAGCGGCTCGCGCGCGGTCGTCGTCAGCTCTCAGAAACGAAGCGGAACGAAGTCGTTGCGTGTTTCCCGCGGCGCCGGTGAGGGCGGAAACAGCGATAAAACCATCGGTAAGTGGATTGCTCTGCGTGAAAATGCGGTATTCCGCATTGAACTCTGGGCGATGATGCCGGCAGATCAGTCGCCATCATCCGGGTGGTCAACGCTCGTTGGTTTGCAGACCCAAAACGCTGCCAACAACAATAACTGGCCGACGGCAATCACTATCAATGAAGCCGCATTGGGTGCAAGAGGCGCATGGAAGAAATTCACCGGTACGCTCCGTGTAGCCGCTGGCCACACTCGCGGCGCATTTTGGGTATCTACCCGCGGCACAACTGGCACTGGTACACCGGGGTATGATCTGTATATCGATGACGTTGTTGTCACCGATATCACCGACGCAAAAGAGGCTCAAGATTCGGCTAATTCGAACGCATCCGCGCTCACCAGCCTTACCTCACGTGTTACCAATGTAGAAGGGCAGGTGACATCCCAGGCGTCTCAGCTGTCCTCTTTGACGTCCCAGGTGAATGATGCGTCTTCGAAGGTTGATCAGATGGCGCAAACCATCACCAACAACGAGAAAACGCAGTCGTCGCTGAATACCAGCTTGCAGTCGCAAATTGATGCGCAGGCATCGGCAAACATCAAGAACCAGACGGAGTTGAATAACGCCACCACTTCGATGGCGGCAATTAAATCAACTCAGCAGACTCAGGCCACAACGATTAGTGCACTGTCTCAGCAGCAAACGAATTTAACGGCCCAGGTAGGAGGCCAGTCAGCCGAGCTGCAGGAGCTGAAGAAAACGGTTGTTGAAAACGGCAACGTTAACAGCACCTGGATGGTCAAAATGGAAACCAACAGCAACGGTAAAAAGTATGCTGCTGGTATAGCTTTAGGTATCGATGGCAAAAATTTGCAGAGCCAGTTTCTGGTTCAGACTGATCGCTTCGGCTTAATCAACACCTCTAACGGGAATACGACTACACCTTTCGTTATCGAAAATGGCGTTGCGTATATTAATGCCGCTGTCATTAAAGATGGCTCGATCACCAATGCGAAAATTGGAGGCGAAATCCGTTCTGACAATTTCGTTAATGGTTCAAATGGCTGGAGAATTGGAAAAGACGGTAGTTCACAGTTCAACAATGCGATATTCAGAGGTCATATTGAAGCGCGCAGTGGTACGTTCAAAGGAACCCTGGAAGCTCAAAACTTTATTGGTGATATCGCTGTAGCTCGGCGTTATGCGGGTTTATCGTTCCGTCGTAACAACACCGTACAGCGTGATGGTCGTTACCAGAACCGCGGATACGGTATGACTATTGTGCTAAGTTGCACCCTGATATATCAGGTTACTGGGGGGAATGAGGATCGTAACGGTTATATTGTTGAAATGACATTTAACGTTGGCGGTCAGGAGGCAACTCGCAGTTTCCCGATCAACCCGCGAATGAATATGGGCTCCTACTCGATGGAGTTTCGTTTTGCAGCGGATATTCCAGGCAACTATGACAACGTCCCGTTCTTTGTAAGAGCACGTGGTCGGGATGCTACTTGGAACTACCAGTGTTATGTAGAAAACATCACTGCCACTGCTTTCCGTACAAACAGCAACTCATTCAGCTAACATGGCGCCCCTTTGGGGCGCCCACTAAACCGTATTAACTCAAGGAAGAGTAAATTATGGCAATGTATGAAGTTGGCACCATAACGGGTGCTGCAAACCAGGCAAAGGTTACAGGTATTTCCACTAAGTGGTCGGAGACCGCCCTGGGTATTCAAGAGGGTTCGATTCTTGTCATTTATCGCAATGGAAGTGCCGATCTGTATGCCATCAAATCCGTTAATAACGACACTCAACTGACCCTGACGAGAAACATTACAACAGCTTTTTCTGGTGCGAAATATGGAATTATCACATCAGAAACAGCCAGCACATCGTCTTTTGCTAATCAACTCGCCAGTGCATTCACTCTGTGGCGTAATGTTGTCCAGGGGTGGTCTACAGCACTAACAGGTAGTGGCAATATTACAATAACAGACCCTTTAACGGGTGTATCTGTGACTGTTCCAGCAATTTCAGGAATGGCGAAAGCGTCCGATCTCACAGCACTTAGCAACTCGCTGAAAGATGTAGCGAAGACTACAACGGCAAACACATGGACGCAGGCGCAGACGTGGAACGCAGCATCTACGTTTAAAAATAACCTTACGGTGAACGGCACTTTTACAGTAAATGGGAATTTCTACGGCAAGCAGCTTGCTGGAGGCCACATAGAGTTAACAGGGGCGACCCCTTATATCGACTTTCACCACGGCAACACCACAACAGACTACACACATCGAATTATTACTGAGAATGGGGCATTGGCTGTTTATCCGGGCTTACGCGTCCGTGGTGGATTGGGGATTTATGGTGTAGCTACGCAATACGGAGATCAGTACGGGCAGGGATTTATCACCCGTCTTAACACAGATCCAGGTAACGTAGCTAACGGCACAATCATTGCCTCTCCACGCGTCACAACTAGGTTCAACACTCGCGGCAGTGACACAAATGTTGACGGCGGACAGGGGGCCATGTGGTTTGAGGAGCAGGTGGGGACGAACCATAGGCTGGTATTCATGCTTGGTGGTTTCAGTCAGCCTGTCCAATATTGGCACCACTTGCCTGATGGGCGGATCTATAGTAGTTCTCGCGGCGATGTTGCATTTAACGGGACGTCCGACGAACGGTTGAAACATAGTATAGAACCGACTGACGGCCATTTGTCAGTCGATCGCATTCGTCAGCTTGAGCTGGTGACGTTCGTCTATAACGATGACGAGCAGGAACGAGTACGCCGCGGGATTATTGCGCAGCAGGCTCAGCTGGTCGACAAACAGTATGTTAAGCAGATTAACACATCGTATATTCTCAACGGTGAGAAAGTGGACGATGACCGTCTGCAACTCGATAATAACGTTATTCTAATGGATACATTGGCGGCGGTTAAAGTACTGATTCAGCGAGTTGAAGAACTTGAGAATAAACTTAACTCATCAGAAGGGAGCGACGCCATAAATACAAACCAGAATACCTTCGATACAGGCGTGGCCATGAGAAGTGAGCAATCAAATTAATTCAATTCGTATGTAAGTGCTTACCTACAATTAGTTTCTAATTTATGATATAAATCTGCCATCCGATTTGACTTATTCATGGAGGAAGACATGTCAAACGAGATGGCAGGCGTGACGCCAGAGCAGGTGGAGCGCATTGCCGCAATTGTTGCGCGAGAAGTCGTAGGAAAATTAAGTAAGGAGCTTCGCGATGATATTGGCCAGGAGGTCAACGATCAGCTGCGAACCTACTTTGGCGATATGACTCCGGCGCAACATAGCATTCAGCATTCCAACCTGGACAAACTTCTTAATCGGCTCGACACGATTTCAAGCGGGTTCTTTGGAGGCATTATTTCCAAGATTACCTCGTTCCTGATCACCGTGCTGCTTTTGGGTTTGGCCGCTTATGGCGTGAAAAATGGACTGCAATAACAGGAGAACAAGGATGAGTACTCCAAGAGGCATTCGTAACAACAACCCTGGCAACCTGGATAAAGGGTCGCCGTGGCAAGGGTTAGTAAACAACCCGTCGGAACCGCGGTTCTGTACTTTTAAAGACCCCGTATGGGGGATTCGAGCACTGACAGTAACGCTCATCACCTACCATGATAAGCGCCGTGCAAAAGATGGCTCCAGCATCGATACGATCCGCGAAGTCATCGAGCGTTGGGCGCCGCCACACGAAAACAACACCGCCGCCTATATCAATGAGGTTTCTAAAGCCGTTGGCGTGACGCCGGACATGATCATCGATCTGCATGACTACAATACTATGCGGCCGCTGGTGGAGGCGATTATTCGTCATGAGAACGGTCGTGGCCCTTTGAAAACACTCAACAGCTGGTATTCGGCCGAAGTTATTGACGAAGGTATGCGTCGCGCCGGCGTCGTTAAACCGGTAACTGCAGTGAAAGCCGTACCTGTCACGAAAGAAACTGCAGGCGCAACGGTGACTGCAGGTATCGGTATTGCGCAGCTGGCGGACGTAATGCCGCAGATCTCCGTTGCGATGGATAAGGCCCAGGGACATATTACCAGCGGGGATACCGTTCGCATTATCTTCGGTATTGCGACCATTGTTGTCGCCGGCTTTATTGCCTGGTCGCAAGTTCGTAAGCATCAGGCAGGAGTGGTGTAACCATGAACGGCAGCCTGCTTTCAAAGGTCAAATCGACCATCATGACTTTGGCTGCCGTCTTCTCTGTGCTCGTTGGGGCGTACACCTGGGGTGGACGTGCTGCCCGGCGGGCCATGGAAGAAAAGGCGCAGAGAGAAACCAACAAACGGCTTCAAGGCACAGTGGATGTGAAAAATGAGACGATTAATGAAGTCAGGACTAAGGATGCTTCTGCCGTTCATCGCGAGCTTCGCGATAAGTGGATGCGTGATTAAACCCCAGACCGTGGGCGTACAATTCTGCGATGGGGCTAACCCTATCTACATCAGCAAGGACGACGCCCTGACAGAAGAAACTGAGAGGGAAATCCTGATCCACAACACGCTGGGTGAGCGAATCTGTGATTGGGGGAAAGGTACATAAGGAACTGACGTAAGATGCGCTTGCGTTGATGTGAGGCGCATCTGTTTCTTCTATCTGTAATCGAGTAAATGCCGTCATCCAAGTTCACCGAACTTGATTATTCTTCACCGAACTTCACTCAAGGTAATCTTGAATCATCCTGCTTAATGATGTAGATTTAACCAACAGCTGACGATGTCGTCAGCCGTTAGACCTGAAAAGGTGCCGCAATGACACTTGTGTTAACGGCTAAGGTGGATATATGCTAAATTATCATGACAATACGCGTTCTATGCAGACGATCCGCACCAATACTGCGGTTATCGACAGCTTTCCTATGCGTATTCACAACAGTGAAGACGCAGTAGAAGTGCGACGTATGTTGTGCCGTGAATCAGCTAACCGCCAGCACTTCATCGTCACTTTTAAGAGCGATGTGGCGCGTGCCGAAAAGATCTCTAATTCTACGTCACTGGTTAAACCGTTGGCCGAGGTTGTCACTAACGGTAAACGAACCTCTTTTGTTTTAGATGTTGCTGAACAATATCCTGACTTGAAGTGTTTAGATCGTGATATTTCTTCACGAATCAAACAAGTTGTAGAGTCTTTTATGAAGAAATTCTGTAAAATCGATGATATGGAACCATCAACGGCACAGAATACTTCATGGCACCATCTCTAATTGGTCAGGCGAACAGATTAATCCCTGAAATAGAAGACTACAGCAAGGTCTTGTCTGAAATGCCGAGAGCGACGAGAATTATCGCTCTCGGTGAGTTCTATTTTATCTCCCGAGGTTTCGATCTAATTCGATTTACCGAATACGAGCTTGTTGATTCGGCCTATGAACGCTGTATTGTTGGCGAGTGTCTTGAGTCATGTGATCCTGATTACCAAGAGCAGGAAGTTAAGCGACTCAAACGTGCTGGTTACACACCTCTTGAGATAGGAGCAGAAATTGAATCCTACAAGTTGCATGTGGGGCAGCCAGTCCAAACAGTCTTCCGCGTGGCCTACTGCGAGTTTCCAATCAAGGATAAATCTGGAGTAAAAGTCAGCGCCAAGCAGATTAGAGGGGTTTTTACTCATGCTGATTATATGGGATTAGGCATCGCAAGTTTTGCTTACCTTTATCTCGTAGATAAGTATCAGTACTTGGTTTGCGATACGTTACAGACGGTAAAAGGCGCAACTCTTTGGGCTGTGAGTATGCGCAAACATGGACTGGTCGAAATTTACGATACGAAGAACGAAAATTTTATAGAGGAATTGGGTGAGGATGCCTGTGGCGTAAGTGGTTTTATTCCGTGGGATATCGGTAAGTCTGACGGAGGCCAGATGCGAAGACGTGAAGAGTGGGGGACTAATAAAATCAATCTCACCCCAGGTGCTTGTACTCATATAGTGAACATTCTGAGTAAACGATCTATGAATCAATAAACCCGCTACGGCGGGTTTTTTGTTATTAAGCCCACCTATGTACCTATCATTAAACCTTTACACCGCAGCCGTAGGCATTTAGGCTATATCACATATAAGAAAACAAGTTGTTTCAGACGATAATTATATACGCAAAGGGAACTCTCCAATGACCAAGATCTTTGTGGTTGGCGGCACAAAGGGCGGGCCTGGCAAATCCACCGTTGCCCAGCAAATTGCCGTTTGCCTGAAAGTCAAAAAGAAGAAGAAGGTTTATATTACCGATATAGATATTCAGCGCACGACAACGAGCTGGTGTGAAGACCGTCGACAGAACGAAGACCTTGAGCTGATTCCTTTTGCATACGTTCAGGATGACATCATTAAGCACCTAAAATCGCTTCAGGGTAGAGCTGAGTTTGTAGTGGTAGATGCTGGTGGCTTCGACTCCGAAATTCAGCGACAAGCGATGCTGATGGCTGACGTTATCATTATCCCGCTGCGTCCTAAGCGTCGTGATTTGAAATCTTTACGTGACATCGATCCTATTATCGACAATGTTCGCAATGTAAACGATAAAGTGAAGGTCCGCGCGGTCATGAACCAGTGCCCGGCTTTGCCATCACAAGTGTCTCGCATTCTGGCGGCTAAAGAGATTGTTGAGACGTTTGGCATCGAGTCTGCGCCAGTCAATCTATATAACCGCAACGTCTATGATGATGCGGAAGAGTCTGGTCGCTCTATCTTTGAAATGACCGGTAGCGAGCGCGACAAAAAGGCGGAAGCCGAGTTTGAAGAATTTGTAGATTATCTGTTGAGTCTGGAGGAAGAAGAATAATGTCCATGAAAATGGGTGACCTAGCAAAGCGCAAAGAGCCTGATGCACCGGCTAAGAACACAACTCCTTTGCGCCAACCAGTCAGACCACAGGGACGCCCGACTCGTGGCAAAGAGAAAATTAAAAGCCGCACAATGTCACTGGAGGACGAATACTTCGAACTGCTGGAGATGATGAAGTTCATCCCTCGCTTCGAGAAGTTCACTCGTTCTGACGTGATTCGAGCAGCCATTTTCCATCTGGCAGAGAAGTCACCGCAGGAAATCGAGGACATCGTGAAATTGAATGAGGCGATCACCGCTGCCGATGTCACGATGCGTACCGATGAAATCAAACGAGAGTTGATGAAGAAAGGTTAAAAATCATGCATTGGCGCGTACATTGCGCCAATGCATAACTACAGTGTCAGCTTTATGCCGCGCTAACACTATGTTCAGTCCTAACCACCCCAACCTTCACAAAAGGGCTACCGTAGCTTGGTGGCTTCTTGATTAATTTGCCTACATACAGTTTTCTAATATGCTCATCGGCTATTCTGCCAACAAATTCATAACGTTTTGTGTCGGGGCCAAGAGCTATATCCCTTGTAAAGTACTGCTGAGAACCGGCTTTGACCCAGCATTCAATCTGATAAACTTCCATTATCAGCCCACCATATGTAGCGTAGGCATATTTGAGATTCTCGTCTCTTGGAACCTTTGCCCATACGCCACGCGTAGCTTCATATAATGCCAGAGCGGACATTCCTGACTTGTAGGTGCTGTTTAGCAGGAAGGCAAGACCGGCGTGCTCAGGAGCAATTTCAGTTTCCTCTTGCAGCACTAAGTGATGGTAGGCGTCCAGTGATATTCTGCCCATCATGGAACCACTTCCTCGTACCTTATTCGTAAGCTCTCCGACCCCCATAAGGTCGATGCATGTCGCCTCAACAAGTTTGGCTGTGGTTTCATCCATACCATGACGAAGTATATCTATGCCTAATTTTTTATTAGCCAAAAGTTCTTTGATCCGCATGGATTTGGGAGAGTCATCGGGATACTTGATGTGATCGAGACAACGAGTCGATTTGCCTTTTCCTATGTAAAACGGTCTTTTCATCTTGTCTTCTGTATCATAGAGACAGTAAACATAGTATTTAGCCTTATCCAATGATCTCGCGTATACCGATAAATCGTCCATTATTGCATCTCTTTGCTACTGACTAATGCGTTCTATTTTACACATAAGTTTTTAATCAATTTAACAGGCTCAAAGTGTAGAGCTTCTGGGCGTCTAAGACGACAAGTTATGCCTGCTTCTGTATATATAAATAATAAGTAACTTATTAAATATATACGGAAGCAGGTCTTTTAAAAGACACCACCAGAACAACTCCCTTCCGTTTCCACTTCCAAAAACTGCCACCAGTCGCTATCATCCGCTCATTGTGATAAGTAAGTAACTACCTACCAGGTGAGCCACATGAGCCAAATCTTTTTCGATACCATCGACAACGACCAGTACGACTTCATGACAGAGTGGAATACCGCTGTTATGGACAAGTGGGTCGCTGAAAACATTGGTTTGTCGCGCTGTAAAGACGAGGCTGAACTCTTCGAGACGAAGTGGTTTGATTACCGCGACATGCATCCTCTCATGGCCACCTGTCTTTTTACGGAGGCATACAAACGTCAGTACTCAAATATCATGCTGACGCACGGTCGCGAACACTTTGAAACAGCTCCGTTCACCACCGGGTTAAAACGCCTGCCTTATCAGGAGTTGTCGACTGCCAATAAAACGTCGCTATGGAAAGCACGCCAGTTTGCGGATCGCTATTGCTGCTCATACGACTACTTTATCTCCACCGTTCTTTCCGCAGCTGCACGACGGCTGTGGGACAAGCTGCCGCGCCCACAGCATTTATGGCAGCCAGAACTGATTGAGATATTTGAAGAGAAATTAGCCAGACGCGCAACAACCCGTCTGGATGACTCTCTGGTTAGCTTTAAGCATATGGGAGACATGCAGTTCAACCCGATTCAGGAAAGCTATTTTGAGTGGATTCTGGAGCGTTTGCGCACCATCCCTCGCAGCAAGCGCATACGCGCAATTTTCTCCGCTATCTGGCTAATGGAAATCGTTCCAGAGCGCCTTATTTCCGCCCACTTTCCAGAAGAACTGGAAGAAGCACGGCGGTTTATTGATCCCCTATCTAATTAACTAATACTAGAAAACAATTTGTTTAAAAAACAAAGGAAAGCACATGACCGAACTTTGCCATACAGGACGCGGGCTGTCCGAAGAGTTTGATGAAGATTTCCAGAACAGACTGACGGCATATTTTTGTCGTGATCACGAGTTTCTTACTCGTGCGGGAGATCTGGTTGTGCCTAGCCAGTTTGCCAATGCGGCCAATGCCATATTGGTTAATATGGTTTCGGGCTATTACCGTATGTACAAGAGCGCGCCCTCTTCATCTGCAATTCTGGATATGCTTAAGCGTGCGAAACGCGATAAGACTATCCGTGAGGAACTATTCGCCGATGTTGTTGCTGCGTTTAAGCGCATTCTTGCAGAAAAATTGTCCGATACCTCGTACATGGTTGACCAGGTATCAACCTTCGCAAAAAGTGTAGCGTTTGATGATGCTCTGATTAAGGCTGCTGAACTGAAAGAGAAAGGCGACTTTCAGGGGGCGATGGCAATCATGGCCAAGGTTCAGCAGATTGGATCGAACGAAGCGACCGGAATCTATGACTACTACACCTCCGCAAGTGAGCGATTGAAAGCGCGTGAATATGAGGCTTCAGAGGAGTATGTACCAAACAGTATTACAACTGGACTCCCTCTTCTCGATAGGTTGCTGTACCAAAAAGGCTGGGCAAAGCGCGAAATGGTGCTCTTCATGGGGTTCGCTAAATCCGGTAAATCGACCGCAATGGGTGAGTTTTCCATAAACGCAACGCTTGCTGGCTACAATGTTCTGTATCTCTCGCTGGAGGTTCACACCACCATTTTATCCGACCGTTTTGATGCAAGATTGTCGGAGACAGAAATGTCCAAGCTGGTGGAACGGCGCGATGAGGTTCATCGTAAGTTGGCAGAGTTGGGAGCCACGAAGGGGATTGGTAGTTTGTGGGTGGTTGAGCGTCCGTCAGGAAGTATGTCACCGGCAGATCTGGACCGTATGCTTAACAGCATGAAAGCCAACGGCATGGTGCCTGACATGGTTGTTGTCGACTACGCAGATTTGATGCGTGCCAGTTATGACCTTCGTGATGATCGCGCCAACATTCGTAGCATCTACACCGATTTACGTGCTCTTTATGACAAGCATAACGTTGCTGGGATCACGGCATCGCAGACAAACCGTGAAGGTGGCGCGTCAGAAGTTGCCACAATGATGCACGCTGCCGACAACATCGAAAAAGTACGTATTGCTGACCTGGTAATAACGATCAACAAAACCGAAGAAGAAGAAGCGAAAGGAGAGGCTCGTCTCTACTTTGCCGGTTCACGTAACCAGCAGGGAGGGATCAGCATTCGCGTTAAACAAAACCTCGAACAAATGCGCTTCATTGAGCGAATCTTAGACGTTACCTAAAAAATAAGCGTGGAGAACACCTCCACGCTTGATTCATTGGTGAAACAACTTTTCTTTTGCCAAACCACAAAAGAAAAACACATGAACCTTTATATTATATCAACATTTAGGTTGGTCACAATATTGCCTGTTAAAAGTGGAATTATCGTGAGCGAGCTGAAAGAGCTAATTACCGAATTAGATTTTGAACAATGGTTGGATACTGAAGGTATCGTTTATCGACGTGGAGGCGTGAGTACTCGCGGTCGTGAAGTGAATATCAAGGAGTGTCCGGTATGCGGCAGCTCCAACTGGAAGGTATATTTCAATCTGACCAGTGGCGTCGGTAAATGCTTCGCTGGTGATCATCCCGAAGAGATTCAGTTCAATAAGCTGGTCTTCCTCAAGCACTACAGCGGCAAATCACGACGACAGTTCGAGGAATATGTGCAGAACGCCCTTCTTTCCCAGGGGTGGGCACCAAAGAAAGAAGAGCTAGTGCTTGCAAGCACAGTCGAGTTAGAGGAGCCAGTTGCACTCCCTCGTCATTACGAGCTTCCTATAGATGGCCGTCTTCCAGACTATCTGGTTGAACGAAACATATCGCCTGAAATGGCAAAGTATTTTGACCTACGATACTGCGTCGAAGGCAAGCACGCCTATGTAGATCCGTATACAGATCAGGTTAAAGGACAGATATTCGATATGCGAATACTGATACCGGTTTACGATCTGGATGGGGTAATGAAGACATTTCAGGGACGAGACATTACCGGTACAGCAGAACGCCGCTACCTCTTTCCTATGCAACTTCCAGCTTCAGGTAAGTTTCTCTACAACGGCCATAATGCAGTCGGCAAACAGACTGTAGTTGTCTGTGAGGGGGCGTTCGATGTTATGGGGGTTAAACGAGCTATTTTTGACGAAGAAACATTACGTGATTACGTGGAACCAATAGGAACGTTCGGGATGCATCTATCTGGTAACACCACTCAGGATGCAGAAGATCAGTTAGGCGCGTTCCTGACGCTCAAGGCGCGTGGGTTACGTAATGTGATCATGATGTGGGATAGTGAAAAGCAAGCTATACGCAACACGATGGCCGCAGCCAGGCGACTGACCAGTATTGGTCTTAATGTCAAAGTGGCGTGTTTGGGCGAGGAAGGACTCGACCCGGGCGATGCAACGCCAGAGCAAATCATCAAAGCCTATTATCGGGCAAAACCGTATACCAAACAGTTGGAGTTGCAAAGCAAGGTTTTGGGCATTAAGGCTCTATCATAACAATCACCTTTAAAATAAGTAGATGATTACTTATCTTTCTGTGAGAATACTTTCATCTGTTAGCTAGGAGTTGGTATGAAAGACGAAATTCAGAAATTAGCCTGCGACATCATTGATAAAACTGGTTTAGAAATCAGCGAGAGCAATCGGCTAGACATCATTGAAAAAGCCGTAAAAACAGCAATGGATCATATCGCCACTCGTTTGGTCGAGATCCCGCTACCGGGGCTACCTTATCTGAAGGTTAAGTTACACGTATGGGGTGAACCTTCTTGTGCACGGCGTTCTGCATTAGTTGTTTTTATTAGCAAAGAAAACCCGATCAGTCTTAAAGTGCAGGTTGGGGCATGGATGGATGGCAAAGTGATCTACACAAATACCGTTTTTTGTGCGTCAAATGACAGTATTATTGAAGAGGCTATTCAAGAATCACTTCTAACTATGCATAGCTTATTTTTGCTGGAAGACAAGCAAAACTACGAAGAGTACTTACGGTCGATAAAAGGTGAGAGAACATTGTCACTTAAAGCCGATTTCGTTACCCCGACAAACCTGTTGGAAGTCTTGCTTAATAAAGGGGCTAATGATGCCGTAAATGTAATCAGAGAGAGTGAGTATGCGTCTCTTTGCGACATGTGCAAAAGCCAGTTGGATCTGGTGCATATCGTTATTGATGCTGGGAAGGCATGTGATGGCGTAATGGCGGAGTTTGCTGGGAAGATGGTCAGGATTGCTAACGAATTACCGATGATAGAGCAAGAGGCTAAATCATACGCCACCAATCATGTCACAGAGCTTCTTGTCCCCTATCGCTTAGAAAGCGATCAGCGCAAGATGATTAGCTGGGGAAGTTGGTAATCTCTCCGCGCGTCGTTTTTTACGCAAATAACGATAGGTAAGTACAAGATTATTTATGGCGGTAGTTGTGAAAGCTGATTTGTCAAAAATCCCCTCTATTTCAGGAAATAATGGTTATTCACTTCGTTGTGAGGAAGTAAAGATAAACGGTGAGTCGGCATATTGCAGCTACTCCGTTTGCCAGCACACCATTCTTGCCTTCAAAGAAAACCGTCTTCCTCGAACTTCATTCCAGTCGTGCGCAACCGCTATCAAAGCAGGCAAATGCAAGGCGTTAAAAATGATGGTTGAAGAGATTCGTAAAGGAGAATCTCTGTATTTCGAAGATATGACCGCGCTCATTAAGGAGGTTGAAGAACGGAATAAACAAGCCAGAACTTTAAAACGAAAACGTGACAGTGTAACGATTAATAGCATGGTTAAGAAGAGCGCCACATCACAAACAGCGATCACTGACGTGTATGCGGCGTTGCTTGAAGAAACAACAAAAGAAACACATGAGCAAATCGATCAACATATGGAGGCAAAACAACAATGAAAAAGTTGATCGCACTTAAGCATAAGCTGGACGAAATGAAAGCTATGGGAACCAATGCAAAAAAAGAGGCATTGGCCAACATGGATGACTTTGAACAAAGCATGGTTTCATTGATGCTCAACCCTTTCATCCGTTTTGGGGTAAAGAAATACAAAGTGGCAAAGCCGCTTAGTGAGTCCGTCCCAAGTGACGAAAAAGCCATTGATGTACTGAATAAGCTGGCCTCTCGCGAGCTGACGGGGAACGCAGCAATAGCAGCTGTTGAGTCTATCGTGGCGTCAATGTGCGCCGATGGGCAGGACGTGTTCCGTCGTTTCCTCTTAAAAGACCCGAAAGCAGGTGTTGGGATTAGCCTATGCAACAAGGTTTTTGAAAATCCCATTCCGAAATTCGAGGTGCAGCTGGCGTCACCGTATAAAGAAAAAGGCGACAAATACCCCTTCAAGCCAAATCCTAAAGCAAAATGGCCGATGATTGGCAGTCTTAAGCTCGATGGTTTGCTAGTAATTTGCGAGGTTATTGTTGACGAGGAAGAGGTTAACTTCCTTTCTCGTACTGGTAATCCAATCACGTCTCTCGATCACCTAAAGCCAGCAATGCTCGAATTAGGCAAACTTTCAGGCCACAAACACATCTTCTTCGATGGTGAAGGAACAGCCGGTTCATTTAACCAGTCCGTATCTGCATTGCGCAAAAAGAACGTGCAGGCAATTGGCGCTATTTATCATGTTTTCGACTTCTTCCTACCGGAATGGCGAGCACAGGCTAAATCCAAAGAGTATGCAAAGACAGGTATGAAGCTGAAAGAGCGCCTGGCTATTCTCGTGGCGTTGTTCAAAAACGATCGCAGTGAAGGCTACACACAAGACATTCACCTGCATCCGTTCTATATCATCCATAGCCACGAAGACCTCATCGAACGCTTCATGAAACGCCTGGACGATAACGAAGAAGGGGAGATGGGTAAAGATCCGAACTCTGTTTACGAGTTTAAACGCACCCGCAGCTGGTGGAAGTTAAAAGACGAAGATTCAGAAGATGGTGAAATTATCGATTTTGAGCCGGGCGATCCGGACTCTGGTTTTGCCAACACGCTTGGAAAAATTGTTATTCGTCTTGAAAACGGCGTCATCGTGCGTGCGAGCGGCATTAAGCATAAATATCTGGACGAGATCTGGAACAACAAAGAGAAGTACCGTGGTCGTATTGTTGAGGTTCATTGTCACGAGAAAACACCGGATGGCAGCTTACGCCACCCACGACTGAAATGGCCGCGTTGCTTACGCGATACAGAAGATCGAATCGGAGATAAAGAATGATGCTCGGCTGGATGATTGCATTTTTAGCAGTTGGTTTTTTCATCGGTATTGTGGTGATGTCCAGTTGCATTAATGACTACATTAAAAACGGTGTTATAGAAAGACGCGGTCGTATTTATCGCATTGTAGAAATAACCAACACCCTGAAGGAGATTAAGGATGATCGTATTAAGTAAACGGGAGAAGGAAACGCTTCATGAAATCAGTAAGTGGCCGGAGTTCCCTGAGTACTGGAAGCCTAAAACGCGAGCTAAGTTAGAGCGTTTAGGGTTGGTTGCAAACGTTTCTGAAACGAAGTGTTCGGCCAACTACCAGTTAACTGATAAAGGGAAAGTATTGCTACAGCAATTAGTAGAATCAGGAGTGTTAAAATGATTCCATACATCTCATTAGCTTTTATGGGTGGCTTCCTTATCGGCTTCGGCATCTGTCGTGATTTAATTAAGCAGGAACTTAAAACCAAAACACTGTGCATCGGAAAGCGTGTGTATCGGGTAGTTCATGAAACAAAGGTTAAAAAATGAGCAATTTAACTTCTTGGGACTGGTGGTTGGCCACCTATTTCTTAGCGGCCGGAGTCGCATTCGCCTTTTACGTAGGTCAGTTAGTCGTAAAACTGTTGCTGATTAAATTTGCTAGTCATAAACGTATCGATGATGGTCTGTGGCGTCTTGGCACCCTGGTGGAAACTCGCTACGGGCAACTTAAGGAGAACGAAACCATTACTATCCAGGCGAAACGATTCACTGCCACCATCACAAGAACACCTAGTCGTAGAGTGGCCTTGATCAAAAAAGTCACAACCGAATAAAAACATCATGATAAGTATTTACTTACTTATCTTTTATGTATAAGATGACTTTGTTTTCGTTGAGACGCGACTGTTTGAACTTAAATACAAGTGCAAACGAAGAAGTCTATCTGGCAGTAGCCTAATAAGCCAAACACCAGCGAGGTCAGTTTCCAGCCTCGTTACCGAAATGGGACACACTGAGCGAGTGTGATTGCAGAACGCAGGAGGGAACATTCATGTTCCCTCCGATGAAGTAACAGAATGGGCGGTTGGTATATTTTCAACTCCATATGACTCCCGGATTCTTAGCCTCTGACCGCCCATCCTGTTACGTCATTTTGTTCAATTATGTCGTTTATACTGGGTTAAAAAGCGGCGACGTAGCCCGGCTGGTATGGTTAGCCAGCACACAACGTTGAGGCCATTACATTTTTATCAATTCTAAGGTTCTATTCACAGAGATACCGGCGAGCGTTGATATGTAACATGTTGGGCAAACATTCAATCGGAGTAGTGGCCTCAACGTTGTGAAGACAGGATTGTTGTGTAGGTTTAACCACTGTTGCCATTGGTGCCTGTTTTCACAACAAATGATTCCATACATCACATTGTATAAATTACAAAGTAGGTGCTGTCCTCAGAAACATCATCTACTTAAAGATTTTGCCTTCTACTATTGAGCGAAGTCGAAAGCGTCTGGCACTAACGAAAAGTGCAAGTAGCGGTGCGTTTCCTGGCAGAAACTAAACCGTCGCGATTGGCACTGTTGAGTAATAAATACTGGCAGTGCTGAATTGATGGTGTAGCTCAGCGGTAGAGCAGTTGGCTGTTAACCAACTGGTCGGTGGTTCGAATCCACCCACCATCGCCAATTTAGGGGAGTTAGTCCGTAGAGGTAGCGGTGTAGACTGTAAATCTACTGTCATGGCGACTCGGGTGGTTCGACTCCATCACTCCCCACCAAATTGCCGGTTTAGCTCAGTTGGTAGAGCGCCTGCCTTGTAAGCAGGATGTCAGCGGTTCGAGTCCGTTAACCGGCACCAACATAATATTGAGAACATTGGCGTAACGGGTTCATATCCCAATTTATGAATATAATGTTGCGTTGCAGCGTGACAACCAGTGTTCTCAACATTGTGGTGAATGCACAGGCTGATGTGCGACGTAGAAGCAAGCGGATGAACTGCCTGAAGGCCGCTAACGTAGGCAATGCCGGAGATCAGCACCGGCCATCACAATTTGGCTCTCTTGCAACAGCATAACGCTGAAATACGTCCAACCTGGTGCGGTCTGATCACCCGCCGTTAGCTCCACGAAACGGAGCACACAACACAATTGGAGAGTAGGGAGCATGGTGCTCAAGCGGTCTTGAAAACCGTCCCATTGTGCAAACGATGATGGTTCGATTCCATTACTCTCCGCCAGACACAGCGTTGAGCGGTTTGGCCTTTTAATCAACCAGATTAAGACTCCGCTAACATAAACCAGACCGCTCAACGCTGTGATAGACAATTACGGCAGACGTTCTTAACCATAGCTTGCTAACATCCTAGCAACACTTTTTTCAGCGCAAAATTCAAAGGGGCTTCGGCCCCTTTTTTGATTTGTTGACACTTAGTTATATTCACGTATCGTTTTATCGCTTTGATCCGAGGCAGCGTTAGACTGCCTTCATGTTCCTGATTAGATCGCAGCAGTTAAACATGGAGACAAATTAATGAAGAAGTGCCATCTCAATATTTTCGCATCTCTAATAATTGCGTTAACACTAACAGGGTGTAACGAATCTGAAATAGATGAATTAACGTTAATAGGCAAAGATAAAAGTGAACTTGAACAAAATTATAAAGCCCAATTCAAGAAGCTAACACAAAATGTTGAAGTGTTTATTCTTCAAGATAAAAATAGTCCGACTGAAAAAGAACCGCATACGAATGGCAACCTGATCGACGGAAAAGTCGAAATGTCATTAACCAGTAATGTTGGTAAGTATACATTCATCCAGATAAGTGAAATGCTGACAAAGGAGTACGGAAAACCCGTTGCTACAAAAGATCGTGTTTTTAACAGAGAAGCAGTATCTGGCATGGACTGTATTGAAACTAAAACTTGTGGAGCTGGTAAATATTATGAAATCTTTCGAGGGAAGGATAGATTGATTATGGTGTCAAACGGTGCCGGTCTTTTACACGAAAAGGAAGGTGTAACACTACTCACCATCACCGATAAACAATTTAAATTTTCTCGTTTAGAAGAAGATAAAATAAAATAATGACAGGGGCGTATACGCCCCTATCTAAAATTTGACATTAAACATATATTGCATCTGGTATCAGCAATTTTTGTGCGCTATGTAAGTCCTTACCTGCAATCAGTCTCATAAATATCGGATTTTACGTAGCGTACCATCGTTACAGCAAGCATCAAATTATTCACTGACATTTATGCGCTGAAAACAGCGTTACTTACCGTAAAATAACAATTTTCAGCGCAAAATTTAAAGAGGCTTCGAATCTGCACAACCTATTGTGCGTACTCGCCCAATTTTAATGTTTCACGCTTATATTCATCAACTATCTCACATGATTTAATATAGATATGGCACAATAGGTTATCACTATCATCATTATCGTTTATTGCCATAAGTGCCAACTTTTTCTCATATTCATCGATCGCATCACTCAACTGATCACCTGTAATTACATCTGACTCACTCGAGAAATATAACTGCCCAAGATTTACCGCATTTTTTCCAGTTTTTCTTTGCTCTATGTAATTTTTAATCATATCCTTCACATCCTTTTCACTACTCAGTATTTCACTTTCGAAATGGACATGCTCTGAAATCGACGCGACTCTGCAACCGATCAAACGATGAATATAGTCATCAATAGACGTAACACTATCATTAGCTTTTTTTAGTGCTTCATCAAAAATGCTCTTTACCTCATTTGGCAAATTTTTAAAATAATCATCAATTAAACCAGATAATGGTGTTTGGTAGTTCATTAATACCGATGAAGCAACTTGCGGACGACGAGCCACCCAGATTTCTTTGACTTCAACTTGAGAATAATATTCCTTAATCACGTTCCAAAAGTATTTTAACATCTTGGTTTTAAATATTTTATCAAATCTATCCTTTATAAATAGCTCTACTTCAGGCATGCTTGAATAAGCATCATCAAAGAATATTTCATCTTTGAAAAAATCATATTTATTTAATAAAGCATACAGTTTTTTTGAATCCAGCGGTTCACGAGAATCGATGTCCAATCCAAAAACTGCAATAACCAACTTCATTTGCGGTGGTATTTTTCCACTCAATTGAATAATATATTCCATTTTTTCATCAAAACAATTTCCATCTATGTAAAATCGGTTATCTACATAGACTAATATATTGGTAATATGTTTTATGTACTGAATAACCTCATGCTTTCTTACCAATGGATAAAAAAACGAATGCATTTCATTTTTATTAAATTGTTTTTTTGTCTGTTCAATGATTGGTATGACATTATTGTACAACTCATCATGCTGATTTAATAAAGTGTCAAACCATTCTTTGAAAGAATTTTTTCTCATCTCAATCAATGAATCGGTAGTTATCCTAACGGCCTCCAGTGCTGCCTTTGCACTTTTTCTTGCTTCATAGGCGTTCCACGCTGTTGCACAAAAAGCCGCTGTCGTTATAAAACTACTCAATACAGCAATTTGGTCTGTAACCTTCCAATCTTGAAATGGCTCAAGTAGTAAACCTAAAAACAAAATTATTATGGAAAACATTAGAATTGCAACAGAAATAAAAACAGGCATGTATGCTCTCGTACTTACCATTGTTAGTTGCATTAAATATTAACTAAATTAAGTTGTGATTAACAGGCAAGTTTACGATGTATTGCAGACATTAAATAGGTTTTTACTTACCTATCTTTTATAGTAATATTTATTTTCTGGTTAAGTAACACATAATTATTATGAGGTAAACATGACTATCGTTATCTACGGACGAGATAACTGCTCATATTGCAAACGTGCGGTCGAGCTGGCGAAACAACTAAAGGGACACGGCTATGGTGATTATGAGTACATCGACATCACCACTGCCGGTATCGATAAGGAAAAACTTAGCGAAATTGTTGGCAAACCGGTAGAGACTATCCCCCAGGTACTGATCGATGGCCAACCGATTGGCGGATACACAGAACTGGCTGCATACGTCACCACTCTCTAATTTTAACGGCTCACAGGAGCCGTTTTTGTTCCCACCAAACTCACGCTTGGTTCCCTTAAAATTCAAAAAACAACGGCTAAATGATTCCATACCTACTATGTATGGAATCATTACTGAAAATGAGTTACTTTTACTCTTGATCCTATAAGAATCTATGCCTAATATACTGTTTACTTATACAGTGAATCGGCGTAACTCGGTGATTGTCATATGAAAAATAGCTTTGACAGAGCACGCGCTGCGGAGAACACCTCAAAAGAGGCGATTGAGTATCTCGAAAGAGCATCTCAAATGCAGGCCGTTATGATCTCGCAGGTCAGCAATGACATGAGATTCTCGGACGCATTCATGTTATTCACTCGCTTATCTCTGCTGATAACAAGACGTCGGCCAGAGATCGCTGTTCATTGTATTTTGATACATGTTTTGCCGCACATTGCCGATGTAAAAGTAAGTGACATTAATAGGTTCATGGTGAACCAACTGGTCAACCCACTAATACTGGATGGCAAAATTGTTATGGGCCGCCGCGTTTTCTCTCTGATGAAGCAGTTCCTTAGCTGGTGCGCCTTCCAGGGGATGATAGACGTGTCACCGTTAAACGATATGTCACTAAACAAAGTTGCCGGTGGCGCAAAGCCTACACCTCGCGAGCGGAAGCTGACCGACGCAGAGGTATGGGTGTTCTGGAATATATGGGACTACTTCAATGTGTGCGCTGGTACAAAATGGGCGGCCAGGCTGTGTCTTGTATCCGCAAGACGACCTGACGAAGTACTGCGGGCTAAAAAAAGTGAGTTCAATCTTAAGCGTGGGGTTTGGAATCAAGGCAAGAGGAACAAATCTGCCCGTGAGCATTCTCTGCCTTTAAGCTCATTAATGCGCACTTGTATTGAAGAGTTGTTCGAATATGGTAAAGACAGCCAGTGGCTCGTGCCTTCGAATAAAAAAATCGGGAAAGACCTTCCTATGTCTAAAGTGGCAATAGCCCAGGCATTACGTCGTATTCTGGAACGACCAGAACTGATGGAGCTTGAGCCATTTACACCCCGAGATTTGCGCCGTACTGCGCGTAGTTACTTCCCAGCATTAGGCATAAGCCAGGAGGTATCACGTAAAATCATGAACCACAGTCTTGAGGGGATAGATCGGGTCTACGACCGGCACGATTATATGGACGAGATGCGAGACGCCTTAGAAAGTTTCTCGACGTACATCGCATCAATCGTAGAGCAACCGGATTTAGACGAAATTGACCACAAATTTAAGGGAGATCGTCTATCAACAGAGCTTATTCGTGTAAATTTTTCATAGAGACTTTATGGCCTCAACAACCTTTTGTGATGCGCCTTTCTCTTTACCGAATCGCTCGTTATATGCAGCAAGAACCTGTTTTTCGTCCTCGTTAAGAGGAGCAGTGCCTTCTTTGTATAAAAATGCTGCGAGTTCGGGTTGGCGTTCTTCCAGCACCATCATCATAAGACGACTTGGCTCAATGCCCAGTGCCAGCGCCAGCGGACGAACCTTATCGATAGGCAAAGGAATTTTGCCGCTTTTAATTAAAGAAAGGTTGTTGGCGTTTTTATACCCAATTGTTTTGGCTATCTGGGCCTGGCTCATAGGTGAGGATTCAATCAACCCTGCGATAAAAGCAGCATAGCGACTTTCTATAAATTCAATCTTGTTGTCAGACATTGTTACAACCTTTGCGCGTTCAATTCTCTCTGGTAAGTGCTTACCGATATTACATCAAAGGTTAGGGTTGTAAAGCTATTATCATTTTTTCGATAGGCACTTAAAAGACCGGTTAAAGGCCATTGCACGGAGAAAAATTGGCCCAAAACAGGTAAGAAAATTAACTTGCATATGATATGAATGTATTCAGTATTGATATAAATTTTAGTAGTATTCCTTACCATAGTATAAGTTAGAATGGATTGATTGAATGAACACCACTATTTCCAGCCTAATCGCTCTTGAGATCGGACACGTACAGAAATTAGCTGATGAGTGTGTAGCTGACATCCTCACCGATCTACCGAATGAGCAGATTCAGGTTGGTGTGAATGACACAACTGGCTTTATATTCGAACTTAACAACAAACGCTTCACGCTTCTCAATATCGGCTCCGGGTCTTTAGCCGTCAGAATCTGTTAACCCCTCTTCTCCCTGCGCGAATGGCTTAGTTCCCTGTTCGCGCAGTGCTACATTAAACACACTAGTAAATAATTTGTTTTCATAACAAAGGATTAGCCATGTCTAAAAAACGTTCCATCAAAGAGGTTCAGGACTTCCGTGACAGTGTAAAACGAGTAGTCGCTCTCCTTTCAGGTAAAAACATCCCTGTTGCAGAACGAGGGGACGACGCTTATGTACGCTATAACGATGATGGAGAGCCAATTCTCGTAAACATCCCATCAATCCCGGATAACGCAACACCGGCATTGATGAATGCTGTGCGCGGATTTCTCGATCATGAGGTTGCTCACATTTTGTTTACCGATATTCGTGTGTCCAACAAAATGAGAGAAAAAGGACGCGTTCCTTCCTGGTCGCTATGGAATGCCTTAGAAGACGTGTTCATCGAGCGAAAAATGGGTCAGGTCTTTAACGGAACAAGACGTAATCTGATGGCAACTCAGCGCCTTATAATCGAAAAAGTCTTTAAACCAAAGGCTTCAGAGGCTATTGCTTATTGTGGCAAAGATCAGCGCGCGCTTTTTCTAAACTTCTTTCTCTGTCCGGTTGTAAGAGCCTGGGATGGCCAAGCACCGTTCGTAGATTTCATGGATGAATACTGGCCTGTCATTGAGAAACCAATTTCATTATTAAAAGAACATGGTATCGATGTGGCCGTGCGTAACATGTCTTGCACCGAGGATTGTGTAAAGGTGGCTGCGACCATAGCTAAGATCCTCAAAGACACTGAAAGTGAAAGCAAAGGTAAGGAGTCAGCTCCGGGAAAAACTTCCGATCCTTCAGACGCTGACCAGACGGATGCCTCTGGAGAAAACAATGAAGACAACGAAGATCATGAGACACCCTCATCGTTAGATAATCACAAATCTATCGAATCAGAATCACATAGTAAGCACAAACATGATAATAACGACAGCGATGATTCAGATAATTCTGAATCATCAGAAACAATATTCGATGATACAGAAAATGATAAAGAGGTATCAGATTCTGATGCTTCTGATAACGCGGCGTCAGAATCATTAACCGCTGACCACGAAAAAAGAAAAACGACAGAAGACGGCTCTTCAGATATCCCAACTCCGTCAAAAATGAGTCTGGAAGAGGCTTTAGAGGAGCTGGATAGCATAGAAGATGAAGTCGGAGGCATGACAGAAGATGCTCTATCCGAAACGATTAAAAGCGAGTTAACAGAAAGCTCGAAAAGCGAATACAGGCCATACAATCGCTCATACGACTTCATCGGCTCGATTGATCAGGCAGAAGCCCATATCAAACGGCTTATTAAAACATTCTCCGATATTGATTTGGGAGGATATCCAATCAGCCGCTATCGCATCGTTCCTGAAGGCAACCAGCTCTTCGACAAATATATTGAAAAGCATCTTTCGTCAGGTGTTTCGTCGACGCTGGCAAAAGACCTGGAGCGAGCAATAGCAAGCAGAAACAGAGTTCAGTTTATACCGGGCCAGCGTCGGGGGCGCATTCATGGTTCTAGTATCTACAGATTAGCAATGAATGATGCTCGCGTGTTTCGTAAAAAAGAAGAATCTAAAGCCGTTAACGCCTGTGTTCAACAAGTGATTGATTTATCAGGTTCAATGAGTGGTATAACGATTAAACTGGCTCTTGCAAGTGCATATACCATCGCCGATGCCCTTGATCGAATAAATGTTCCCAACATTATCACCGGCTTCACTACATTTGGTAGTCATATGGCGGCAGGAGAACTTAAGGCTGTCAAGTATGAGTTCTCTCGCTTTGAATCTTTAATGCTACCTATCATCAAAAATTGGAATGAAAAGGTAAATTCTCGCGAAGTTCGCTCACGTATGGGGTGCGTAGGCTACACATTCCCACTTCTTAATAACGTGGATGGTGAAAGCATAGCCAGCCTTGCATCGTTATTTTCCGGTCGCTTGGAGGACAGGAAGATCATGCTTGTTCTGAGTGATGGCGCGCCGTGGGCTGTTGGGAGAGGTTTTGACGCTCATTTGCGTTCAGTTGCGAAGCAAATTGAAACGCAGACTGATATTGATTTGATGGCAATTGGCATCATGACTGACGCACCGGAGAGATTTTACTCAAATCATGCCCTGGTAACGAGCGTTGATAGTCTTGGTTCATCTGTAGTTACTGAACTATCTCGTATCATTTTAAAGTGAACAAAACAGCCTTAATGATAAGTTACTACTTACGATAGATGATGATATATTTATATAAGAAGTTGAACGCTCATTAGAGAACAAAGGAAAAACGCATGACGACTACTGCACTGCAAAATGAAAAAAATCCTTCTGATTACCTTGTTTGCAAGTGGTGCGGCAAATCATTTCACTATTTTAAGTCCCATGTAGCCAATGGTAATTGCGAGGGCATTCCTGAGTCAGTAAAAGATGCCGATCCTGACACCGTACTGAAAATGTACACAACGCAGTTTCCAGATGAACCAACGCTATCGAAAAAGGCACTTGATGCAATTCAAGCTAAACGTGCCGAGCAAAAAAGCGAAATGGCCAAATCTTCTGGCTTGACCAGTAGCCCTGGCTACACAGGCACAGTTGAGTACAAGATGGATCTGGTCGCAGCTCACGAACTGCTAAACGTAACGGTGGAAGAACTCGGAACAAAACGTGGGACGCCGCTCATGGTTAGCGTCAACGTCAATACGCCGTATCCAGAGTTCGTTCCCGAAGTGAAGAAAGGCTACGTATATGGCGACTTCGAACTGATCAAAGATATTTTCATGATGCTTGAACTTGGCATACCTGGCTATTTGTGGGGTCATGCAGGAACAGGCAAATCGTCATTGCCTACACAGCTATGTGCTTTGCTCAATCGTCCGTTGATCCGTGCCCAACATACAGCATCAATGGAAGAGGCACATGTTACGGGGCAAATTCTGGCGCGTGATGGCTCTACGTATTTCGAACCTGGCTTGCTTGCGCTCGCAATGAAGCATGGCTGGGTTTACCTCGCGGATGAATACGACTTTGCGTTTCCACAAATTCTTGGCGTGTATCAGCCAGTGCTGGAAGGTGAAGCGTTGGTCATCAAAGAGGCAACTCCAGAATGGCGTCGCATTACTCCGCATGAACGGTTTGCTTTCATTGGCACTGGCAACACGAACGGATCTGGTGATGAAACCGGCTTGTACCAGGGTACAAACATCCAGAACGCCGCGAACTTTTCGCGTTTTGGCATCGTTTCGAATGTGAAATACATGAGCAAAGACGCAGAGATCAACATGTTGACAAATGCAGGCATCGTGGATGAATACGCTGAAAAGATGGTTAAGTTTGCCGGTATCGTTCGCGATGGATACGAAGAACACCTTATTAGTCAGCCAATTGGCCCTCGTGAACTTTTGTTGTCGGCCAAGATTGGAATGATGCGAGGCGACTTTGTGACAGGTATTGAGCGTTCTTTCATTAACAAACTCCCTTCAGCTTCTGCACAAGCGGCTCGTGAAGTTGTTCAAAAAATATTTGGTTAATCGTGCGTAAAGGATGTTTCGGCTCTCTTATCGCTGCTTCTGAAACTGGTAAGGCTTGTCTGGTGTGTCCAGACAAGCCCGATTGTCACCAATCAGCAAAAGAAGTTGCGATTTCGATGCATGGGAAGTTCGTAGGCTTCCCCAATGACAAAATCAAAAAAACCAGAAAGGTAAAAACACATGAAGGCACTGATGGTTCGAACTGACTTCTCACTTGGGGAGTCGGCTTTAAAAGCAGAAAACGCGGTGAAGATTGCCAGAGAAGCTGGCTACACCGCTGTAATTTCAGCAGATAGCATGAATATTGCGAGCGTTATTCCACTACAACGTGCCGCTGGTGACGACATGGCGGTTATTTGTGGTGTGAAACTAAACATTGTTGATGATCCCACATACGAGCACCGGGTTAAACTTGCTAAAGAATCTATGAGATGTATGGAATCATTAGAGCGGGGACGTAACTACTCGTTTACCGCTCTAATTAAAAATGAGCAAGGATATCGCGACATCTGCGAACTAATGACGGTGGCCAACACACGAGAACAGTTCTACTTTGTACCGCGTCTCTCGCTCGAACAGTTGGTTTCTACATATGCCAAAGGCAACATCATCCTGCTCACTTCCGACATCGATAGCGTGTTCCAACGCAACGATTTTGCAAAAATCACAAGCTCACTGATTACAGCGGGCGGGAAAGACAACTTCTATAGCGTGGTTTATCCGCACCCTACCCCATTCTACGACCAGATTAACGTCCGGGCGATGAAAGTCGCCAGCGCATTGAAAATAGAGCCAGTGGCGTTCTATCCCGCTTATTACGAATCGATCGACGATGCAGACATTAAAGACATTGCGCACATGGTTACGAACAACATAAAAATCGACCAGCCGCATCGTCTGCGTATCCCCCACCAGCGAGATAACGCCATCAATGGTCGTCGCCATCTCCTTGAGGCGCTTAAAGCCTTCTCCATTCGCATGGATGTGCCGGTAACAGCTGCAATGGCCTCAACAACGCAGGATACCATTATCGATGCCTGCACATGGCGCTGGCATGAATTGCCACCAGCACTGCCCAAGATGGCAGACGACGAACCTGCAACGCTGATGAAACTGGCTGTTGCAGGGCTGCGTAAACGTCTTACCACAAAAGAGTTTGGATACACACCACCTGCTTCTGAGAACAGGGTTTATGTTGAGCGGCTAAAGTACGAAATGGACACGCTGACTCGCCTGGGATTCTGTGGTTACTTCCTGATGGTGCGCGATCTGATGAATCATAGTCGTGAAACTGGCATTCCCGTTGGGCCTGGTCGTGGTTCCTCTGCCGGTTCTCTGGTGGCGTGGTGCATAGGCATAACCAACGTCGACCCAATCCGTCACGGTCTTCTGTTTGAGCGTTTCATCAACCCTGAGCGTCTCGACTTGCCGGATGCGGACTTGGACTTCAGCCAGGCACGTCGCCATGAGGTGATCGAGTATCTGAATGAACGCTACGGCGAAGATTACGTTGCAGGCATTCCGAACTTCACCTACCTGGGCGCAGCCTCTGCACTACGTGACACCGCTCGTATTTATGGTGTGGAGTCCGCAGATATGGCGGTATCAAAAGAACTGAAGAACGTCGAGGATGATAGCCTTCCATTGGAAGAGCTGCGCGAACAACTGGCAAGTCTCGACAAATACGCAACAAAATATCCTGATGCATTCAATGCAGCCTGCAAGTTACAAAGCCTTATGCGTGGCTTTGGTAGACATGCGGCAGGGATGATCGTAGCAGGTGTTCCTCTGACAGAACGTACACCGGTTGAGCGCCGTGGTGACGCGCGTTGTATCGCATTTGACAAGCGTTACTGCGAGGCTATGGGCCTAATTAAGCTGGACGTACTTGGTCTGGCAACTCTCGATTTGCTCGATAGTGCAAAACGCTACATAAAAGAGAACACAGGTGAAGATATCAATCTTGATGCCATTTCTCTTGAAGATCGCAAGGTGCTGGATGGTTTTGCTGCTGGGTACACTCAAGGTGTTTTCCAGCTTGAATCAGGCCCAATGCGCAAGCTGCTTAAAGATTTAGGTGGTGGAATTGAGCCAATGAGCTTTAAAACGGTTGTTGCTACGACTGCGCTCTTCCGGCCGGGGCCAATTCAGTCAGGCATGTTGGATGACTATGTTTCTGTAGCCAAAGGCTTTATGACGCCGGAATCATTACACCCCGTTCTTGATGAACTTACCGCAGAAACAAATGGCGTGATTCTCTATCAGGAACAGACGATGAACGCGACTCGATTGCTTGCTGGCTTCACAATGGCTGAAGCTGACGGCGTTCGTAAAGCGATCGGCAAAAAAGACATGGAAAAAATGAAGAGCATGGGCGAGAAGTTCATCGTTCAGGCTCAAGCTGGCTGGATAGACGTTGAGCTGGAAGATGGCACTACACAGCGCATTCACCGTGCGGAACATTTTAAATGCGAAGACGGAACTCTGAAAACTGTCGAAGAGGCACTTGAGTACGGCGCAAAACTACCTATAAACGCAGTACGCGTTACAGCGTCACATCCAGGGCTATCAGAGATGAAAGCGAAGGAGATCTGGACCGCATTCGAAAAGAATGGTGCCTACCAGTTCAACAAATCACACTCTGTTGCTTACTCCTTAATCAGTTATCAATCTATGTGGTTGAAAATTCATTATCCCGCGGAGTTCTTCGCTGCTGCTCTCACTATTCTTGGCGAAGATAAACACCAGGGGCTGGTTAAAGATGCGCTGACCTATGGTATTCGCGTATTGCCACCAGACGTTAACGTGTCATCTAACCGAATCGAGATCCGCACGCTTGAAGATGGCAGCCAGGTGCTGTATGCGCCCTTCTCTGCTGTGAAAGGGTGTTCTGAGAATGGCTGCCAAGCCATCATGAGAGCGCGAGAAAAAGTTGGCGGCAAATTCGAGTCACTGGCGCAATTCGAAGAAGCTGTCGAGAAACGTGCCTGTAATAGTCGAGTGCGCGAATCGCTGCAAAAAGTAGGGGCGTTTGCATCCATCGAGCCAGGCAGTCTGCCAGCAACTGATCCAGAGCGCCTACGCGACCAGGCTGAATTGATGGGAAACCTTGTCATAGACGCAGTTAAAGCCTCACGTCCGTTTGAGATGAACCCCAAACGTTCGGCTGAAATTAACGTACTCATGACGCGGATGGCGGCTGAAATGGGCTTAGGTGATGAACTAATCCGCCCCAGCATTGGTATTAAGCCGAAAATCATGATCATTCTGGACAATGCGAACGGCAATGATGCTCGAACCGGTTACTTTATGGAGAACGGATACGACGACTTTAAGGCCAAGCTATTGACGGCTGGAGATTTACGCATGGGCGATCTCTATGTCACAGGTGTTTGCAAGAAGGTTAAAGACAAAGAAAAAGACTACACCAAAGACGAGATCGGCCAGTTCACCGACTTTATGCGTGAAGAGATCAATCTGGTGCGTCCGACCTATGTGCTGACGTGTGGCAGCCGGGCAACTTCATTGTTTAACAACAAAAACAAGCCATCCGATTTGGTCGGCAGGAAGGAGTATCTTCCAGACCTTGACGTTACTGTCTTTTACGGGTTTAACCCCAACATTCTTTACTTCAGACCTGAAGAGGGAGAACGACTAGAAGCGATATTAACCGACGTAGCAGAAACTATTAAGTCGTGATCCAATAAACATGGCCTCTATGGCCATGTTTTCTCTTATCCCCTCATATCCCCTATCCTCGAACTCCTTGCCTTATCATCACAATGATATAATCAATATAAGATGATAAGTCAAAAGGAAAGCACATGATCACCGATATTTACGAGAAAATAATGTCTGATCTCGAGTTTGACCGAGACAATCTGGAGGAAGTCTGGCGTAGACAACCCCGCCTTTTAATGGAGTATGGCTCAAAACTCGCTCATGCAGAAAGAAGTGTCGCAGAGGCAAAACTTAACCTTGAAGCTGTTGAAGCAAAGCTATACGACACAGAGCGTAAGAACTTGAGTATGAACGGTATTAAGTTCAACGAGTCTGTACTGGACGCTAAGGTTAAAACAAACCCACAGTATCTGTCTAAACGGCAGAAGTTGGATGAAGCACGGCACATCGCAGACATATACAAACATGCTGTCGCCGCCTTTTCGCATCGCCGAGACATGATCGTTCAGGCGTCAAAGATGGCCATCGTTGAATTAGAGCGATTAGGCTCTGAACGCTTTATTACTCCCCGTTGATTTTTGATAGATAATAAGTAAGTACTGATCTATCATTTAACAGCTCGAAAGAGCCACGAATGAACGAAAGCCCAACGCGCATAGCGCCATCGGCCAAATCACAACAAGGAGAAACACATGTCTAAGACATTACTTGATTTGCTTAACAAAACTCGTGAAGACATTGCCGCCAAACGTGGTAACAACGTTGATCTGACTCGCTTAAAAGACGGCGTCAACTATATCCGCATCTTCCCGAATAAAGACGACCCAAACGGTAAGTTCTTCCAGACTTTCGGTATGCACTACGTTAAGTATCAGAACGAGGAAGGTAAAGAAGCAACCAACGCTTATATTTGTGAGCAACATACTCACGGTCGCGCTTGTCAGCTATGCGAAATGGTGATGGAAGGTCGCGCTCGTCACAAGGGTAACAAAGCAATGGAAGAACGCATCGGTCAAATGCGTGCCACTCCTCGCTACCTGGTCAACGGCATTCTTTCTGCTCGTGAGGATTTCGCAGATGCTGAGAAATGCCAGTTAATCGAGCTGCCGTCTACTGTATTCGATGATATCTGCAAAGCAATCACCGAAGACATCGCTGATGATATCGGCAATCCACTGAGCAAAGAGGAAGGCTACGCATTCCTGATTAAACGTACTGGCTCTGGTCGCGATACCAAATATGACGTCTCGCCTAAGCGTAAAGTCTACAAAGGCGATATCGAAGATAAATTCTGGAATACCCAGCATGATCTGATCGCATACGCAAATCAGGCTGATGAAACTCGTCTTCTGTCGACAGTTCGCACTATGGGTCGTCTGATTGGCATCGCTGCACCAACTGCCGCAGCATCTGCACCAGCAATTTCCTCAACCGCGAAAACATCGGCTGCGGCACTACCTGGATTTGGCTCTGTCACTGGTCATACGGAGGGTGCGACTGCTGTAGCTACCGCTCATACCCCAGCTTCTGAACCAACCAGTCTGGTTGATGAAGAAATCCTCCGTGCCGTTGAAACTGAATTTAAACCAGAAGCAAGTCCCGCTGCCGTTGCAGTATCAGTCAAAGAGTCTGAAGCAGTCGCAGCGACATCTGTAGCAGCCGCATCTGCGACGGAAGATGAAGGTCTGGATGACCTACTGAGAGAGCTGGACTCTCTGTAATCCCATTACGTGACCAGTAAGGCGTCTACGGACGCCTTACTTTTTGGAAGGAATGTACCGGTGAATTATCTCTTCGTAGATGGCAATAGCCTGGGTTATTACCACCAACAATCTGACAAATTGCACAACGGCGAAATGGAAGTACAGGCTGCTTTCGGCTTTGTTAAGAACGTCCGTCGTTATGCCTCCATCCTCCATGCCCGACCTATGATTCTTTGGGATGGATTTAGTGACAAGCGTCGCGACTTTTACCCGGACTACAAAGCAAATCGCGACGACGATCCTGATATGAAAAAGATGAAGGAAGGCTTTGCTATCCAGAAGCCATACATCCTCAAAATGATGACCGCGCTTGGAGTTACCCAACTCATTGCAAAAGATGCAGAAGCGGATGATCTGGCCGGGCTGCTGGTAGCCAGCATTGCACCGCAGCCAATCGTTGAACACATCTATCTGTTAACAGGCGATAGCGACTGGCTTCAGTTAGTTCGCGAAAACGTAAGCTGGGTAAGCCTGCGCGAAGACGCCAAAAACAAGCAGGTTAATTTTGAGCAATTTGCGGAGCTGACAGGATTCGCTACTCCTCGCGCATTTTTGGAAGCAAAAGCATTACAAGGCGATAAATCGGACAACATTAGCGGTGTTGGTGGCATTGGTGCTGGCGGTGCGAAAGAGCTGCTGCATGAATGGGGAAGTGTCGCAACGATGGTACGCGGCATCAACGACGGCTCAATCGTGGTTGACAAAGGACGCCATAAGACCGCCTTCAACAAACTAGCGAAGAATGCCTTCAACGAGAAAACAGGCTGTCGAATGCTCGAAGCGTTCAAGAGAAACATCACGCTAATGAACCTGATTGAGACGAAGTTTCCGCCTACCGAAATCGAAACAATCAAAGGCAATCGTGACGTGAAAGCATTCGAGCAACTGTGCTACGAGCTGAATTTCCGTTCGTTCCTTGAAGACCTTGAAGTGTTTGTTCTTCCATTCGAAAGGTATTGCTAATGCTTAAATCGATTATCAATGGCGCTACAACCACCCCTGCCCAACTGGCAAAAGAGATTGTCTTTTATCACGGTGAGTACGCTGTCATCGCACTGCCGTCAATTCTAGGCGCTGCCGGAATGAAAGCGACAGATCGCGAGTTTGGATTAGTCAGCGAGCAGGTCGTAAAAATCCTCGCTCGTGTATCCAGACTCCTTAACCACGATGCGATTATATTCGACGAATCCGCCGCTTTAAAACGAATCAACGAAACAAAAGGAGCCTGATCATGGCAAAAGGAAAATCCGCACTGGCACTTGCTCTGAAAAAGAAAATCGGTAGCAACGACGAAATTCAGAAAGTAACTCATTGGATTGATACAGGCTTTCCACCGTTAAACAAAGCTATTTCTGGTCGTTACGATGGCGGCTTCCCATGTGGTCGTATCGTCGAAGTATTCGGTCCTCCAAGTGCAGGGAAAACGTTCCTTGCAACAGCAGCGATGATCTCCGCTCAAAAACAAGATGGTCTGGCGGTATTCCTCGATCATGAAAACAGTTTTGACGTTGGCCTGGCTGTAGCCAATGGCCTGAACGCAGATGAGGATGACGGTCAGTGGGTATACAAGCAGCCTGATACCTTCGAAGACTCTGTAGAGTTGATCGGCACAATTCTTAAATTGGTACGTGATGAAGAGCTTATTCCTGAATCAGCACCTATCTGTATCGTGGCTGACTCACTTGCGTCTATGGTTCCGAACTCCAAAGCCGAGAAGTTCGAAAAGATGGCTGAAGGCACTGCCAAAGACAAAGATCAGCTAAACATGAACGACAATACGGCACTGGCTCGTGCGACAAGTGCGAACTTCCCTACTCTGGCTTTGTGGGCACGCAAATACAACGCCTGCATCATCTTCTTGAATCAGGTTCGCACAAAAATCGGTGTAATGTTTGGCGACCCTACTACGTCTCCAGGTGGAGATTCACCGAAGTTCTACGCTTCTGTACGTATCCGTCTTGGTGCATCGGTGATGAAGGATGGTAAAGAGAAGATCGGCCAGGACGTAGGCGCAGAATGCATCAAAAACAAAGTTGCACCACCGTATGGCAAATGCACCTGGAAATTCTACTTCGATCCTACTCGTGGCCTCGACGTTATCGAATCGCTCGTCGAGTACATGCTGGAAGAAGGATACCTGCCAAAGAACGCCAGCGGGCGAGTTGAAATTGGTGACAAGAAATACACCAAATCGCAGATCGTCGAGATGTATCGGGAGAAGCCACTGGCTGAAATCATTGCGGCTTTGCAGGCAATCGACGACCGAAGAGCAAAAGACAACCCAACCGAGTCAGTAGAAGAGTAAACACAAGGCGTCCACAGGACGCCTTTTTTATCTCTTGAAAATATATAAGTACTTACTTATTATTTTCGCATAACAACCACATAGGAAAACACATGATCAAAATCTATCTATTGGCAGTAGCCACAGGCGTTTCAGTGGCTCTCATCTACGGTTTACTGGTTCCGTCGCTGATTTCTACCAAGAGTGATTTAGCCGTCATGTTTGGAGTTATCGTTGGTTTTGGTGCTCCTGTAATCGGTCTTATTGCTGGTCGTAAGTTTATCAACTCATTAATCAAAGCAAAGGGGAAATAAGTAATGAAGAAAGGTTTACTTGCAGTTGCTCTGGCGGCTATTTGCACAATGGGTCTTACTGGCTGTGATCGCGTGGAGCCTGGATACGTTGGCATCAAAGTAAACAAATTAGGTGAAGACAAAGGGATCGGTGAAGTGGTTGGCGTTGGTCGCCAATGGACAGGTCTTAACACCGAACTTTACGTATTCCCGACCTTCAAACAAATGAAGACCTACGACGAACCGTTCACATTCCAGATGAGTGACGGTACTGCTATTGGTCACAAAATTGGCGTTGCGTATCTGGTTAATCGTGACAAGGTAACGACGGTGTTCCAGACCTATCGCAAAGGCGTAGACGATATCACCGAATCAGATCTGCGTCAGAAAATTGCCGACTCTCTAAACCGTTTGGCCAGCCGTATGACCACTGACTCATTTATCGACGGTGGTAAGGCGCAATTGCTGGACAACGCACTGAAAGACATTCAGAAAGAGATGTCTCCGGTTGGTATTGAGGTACTGAGCCTGTCATGGGTTGGAAAGCCTGATTACCCAAAAACCGTCATTGAATCTATCAACGCCAAAGTAACGGCTAACCAGCGTACTCTGCAACGTCAGCAGGAAGTTGAACAACGTAAAGCTGAGGCGAATATGCTACGTGAACAGGCTAATGGTGAAGCTGATGCTATCCGTGCTCGTGCTCAAGCAGAAGCAGACGCCATTCGTCTGCGCGGTGAAGCTCTGCGTCAAAACCCGAACGTTATGGAACTGGAAGCCATCAATAAATGGAATGGCCAGTTACCGCAGTACATGACTCAAGGGGCTAACACTCCTTTCATTACAGTGAAATAACTCCCCTAAAAAGTTCAGGCGTCCAGTTGGACGCCTTTTTTATCGCAATTATCTTATTAAGAAAACAATTTGTTTAAAAGGATAAGAAAACATGACAGTTATTAAGAAACTCTACGATGCCGCAAACGTGGCTCTGGATGTTATTGATGATGAAGTAGCAAAAGGCTTTCCTGAACCTGATTGGGCGCATCAGCTACGAAACGCTATCGCAGAAATGACCCCACCAGATCCAACCCCCGACGAGACAGACTGGCAGCGATTCATCCGTATGTACGCTCAGGAAATAGGTCCAACGCCAACGGCAGAGCAGGCAATGCTGCTGAAATACTTCAAAGAGGCGGGAGAGGATTTACCAATTGATGACTCAGCATATTGGTTCCACTGCGCATGGCGTAAGTATGACGTGATATACACACAAGGCATGGGAAGCAAAGATATGGTTGTGTGGCATCTACTCCATATAGACACAGCCGTTGACAGAGTTATTGAACAGTTTTTCCCTAACCAAGAAGATTGATCGCCTATTCATAACTAACAAAATAAGTAAACACTAACCACAAAAGGAAAAACACATGAGAGTTTTAGTTCGAATCGTTACCAGCACTGTCTATGACGTGTTTCCGCTTTTTATGGTCAAAGTCGATGGCCTTAACGATGAAGAAACTGACGCGCTGATCCAGCGTACTCTTGTTGAATATACAGGTCATGACGCTGATTCAGTGATGGTTGATGATGATGGTGTTTGTTGGCATAACGGCAACTGTTGGTACGTAGAAGAGACTCAACAAATCAGTAATGAAGATGCTGAACATCTTGAGCGTATTTTAAGCATCAGCACTTTTGAGTGAGTTTACAGTAAAGTTTATATAAGTTAGTATCTACCTATCATGAAGATTTTTATTGAATACTTGTTACTCATCGTTTCAATAGCTTTTGTCATCGACTGCATTTTCACTGGTGTCATTCGTAAAGTCTTTTCCCCGGTGCACGACGTAGTCATAAACGCTTTGGCTATCGTGCTCGTATTTAATTCAGCATTTGATGTAATCAAAGAGGTGGCAGCATGAAGACCATCCCATTCGCGCTGTTGTTTCTTTCTTCGATCGTTGTGGCCGACACCACTGTTTATCAGTGTGAAATGTCTGTAGCCGACGTTAAGAATGGCGCTCTTACCGACGTCATAAAAGCACCATATGGAGCGATGGTCGTAGACAGCGGCGACCAGTTCTATGTTGTGCGTGACGATCGAGTGTTGTCATCCCCATATCTCACAAATCGTAATGGCAAATTAACCGGCGTCGGAGAAGACCACTTCGTATACAACAAATACAAGGGCTTCTATGGCGTTCACGCTTCTCAGCAAAGCTACCTTTTCGATGACTGCAAGGAGGTTGGGTAATGGCATTAACACTGGCAGGTCTGGAAATCGAGAAAACAAGCGGCTACTGGCGTGCTAAGGGTTTCAAGCAGCATGGCATTCTTGAGCGTCTGGAACGTGAAGATGGGTATATCGTCCACCAGCGGCGTGAATGGCGTATGTACGATCCAGAAACAGGAAAACTGACTACAAAAGCCGGAACACTTTGGGGTCTGTTAAAGAAAATACACTAAATGCAAACTGACTGCGGCACGTTCCGCAGTCATATTTCATAGTCGTCACCGCTGACAGCATACACAATCAACTACCGCTGATAGCATATCGAGAGTCTATCTCACCGCTCACAGCATACTTTACTCGATTTTTTACCGCTGACAGCATACTTAAGAAATTGCATGAATAATGTGTCCCGGTATGGGTATAACCAGAACAAAATTACCGCTGGCAGCATACGAATGTCTGACATATACCATTAATTACCGCTGATAGCATATCCAAACAAAAATTCCTCAATAAAACACCGCTGACAGCATACGTTCTATCAGGGAGTAGCAGGCAATAAATGCCTTTCACTACAAGCAATCAGCGCAATAGCAATAGAATGTTAGTGAGCGCAAACCTATATGGAATGCACTCTTCGAGGTTAGTAACCACTGGGGAGGTATGACAGAGCATTGAGTGGTGATAGATGATTTACCGCTCACAGCATACGTTCATCTCACTATACCGCTGGTAGCATATCTTTAACCGTTCACAGCATACTTTTCAGAAAAATAGCCGCTGATAGCATACATTTCACCGCTGACAGCATATCAAAGCAGTTTGAGACTATTGGAAAGGATCTCAATCATCTTGATATTTTCAGGCGTCAAATTCTGCGAAAGTTCGGTTATCTTGTTGATAATGTTCTGTTTGGCATCAATTTCCCCAGCTTTCTCATCTGGTTTTTTGGGTTCGATGTCTTCAGGTTTTGGCGGTGCGACTTTGAGTTTTGGATTGCGGCTGTGAATCTGGATATAGATCGACCGCCCACGCTTAATCTCGCTGTATTCGAGATAGCCCAAATCTTGGAGAGCTTTTAAGCCGTTACGTATAGTCTGATTCTGCGAGCTGACATTCCTGCTACTCAAATTGAGTCGCGCACGCAATCGAGCAAGCGATACCGGCGCAGGCTTGGTAGGAAGACTTTCGATGAAGGTGTACAGAGCCTGTGCTGTTTCTTTGCGTGGTAGCTTATTGATAACCTTTAACTGCAAAAGAACCTTATGGTCAAAGCGATATAGTTCGGCCAGCTTCGGTTCTGCATAGAACACCACCGTATCTTTCTGCTCGTTGTAGTCCACGCTATTGATGAGGTGCACCATCAGAAGCGAGATCTTGTTAGAGCCGTCGACGTTCTTTTCTTCATACGTTCTCTGGAAAGACAGAGTTGTACGCATGATCTTCAAAAGACTGTTTGTAAGCCGGTCGCGGAGTGTTTTGCGGATCTGTGACGATGGATAGCCACAAAACTTAGCAAATTTCGTGATGCTTAACTCGACACGACCGTTAGGTTCGCCGTATTCTGCCAGCGAACGCACAACGCCCACCCACGTTTTGAAATCATGATCCATGTCGAGACGAGGACCGGTTATCTTGATATCGGAATAGCCTTCAGAACGGGCTACTTCGAGCTGGACAAGCTCCTTTGAAGCATCAATCTCATTTGGCTTGTTACGTTTACTGTATTTTGTTCCCTTAAGCGTGGGGACGAACAACCCCAGTCGCATCAACGCAATTGGTTGGACTGTATTGTTGCTATTAGGGACAAGTTCCCCTGTGTACAATTCAAGGGAACCTTCTTCAAAGTTGTCGATGTTATCTTCTACTTCTTTGTTATTTTTACCTTTTTTATTTTTTGTGGACATGTGGACACCTTTGTCATTCAACCGCTGACAGCATACTTGATTTGCCGCTGACAGAATACCAAAAACAGTTGGCAGCATACGGTGAACCGCTGACAGACTATCAATTACCGCTGACAGCATACATGAACATGGCTTCAGACCAGTCGTGGCGCGGCTTACAGCGATCGGGGATCTTATTTGATCTATACAAGGATCTATCTATGGATCTCTTTATTAGGATCTATCCTGTGGATATGTGAATAATTAAAACAGGCATTTACTACCTTCGGCGCACCTGGTGGGTTATCGTTGCCTCGGCTAACAATCACAGAAAAATGACATATGGATCTAAAACGCACGCGCTGGGTTCGTCGTCTTGAAGACGGCTCCTACACTATCGAATCAAATTCCAACCTGAATAAGCAGAAGTTGCTTTGTGACATCTGCGGTATAGCGGCGAAGTGCCCGATCTACGAAACCAGAATTAAACTTGATAAGGCTGGTGTGAATTTTCATTTAAACAGTTGCATCAGGTACGTTCCATTACTCGCATTTCGTAAACCGATCATCGGATTGGATGCTCCCTACTTCAACACACTCCGTTCAGGTGTGACGTGGCGAGATCGTTTATCACCAGACAAGCTGATTTGCCTCGTATCCGCAGACACAGGGAAAATCATCCGTTTTGGGAAAGTAGACAAGGTTTACTCAGGCCCAGTAGACGAAATGTTGCGGAAACACAGCCGGTTTAATCATCTCTGTATGGGTGGTGAGAAAATCGAGAAGGTAGAAGAAGTGATCCGCAAATCCTACGGACACTTTCTGACCAAAGATAGCCTGCTCACCGCAATCTACATCAGACATGTAAAACGTGAGTTCGACCTCGAATACCACAGCGAAGAAGAGCTTAACCTTGTTGACCCACGTCCAAAAGCTGGCGTCATAAGCATAAACGCAGCGCGTAAAAAGCCCACTGACGCGCTGTAACCCTCCAGATCGTATATTGGCGTAGATAGAATCTACGCCTCCTCAAAATAGCTCTCATAGCGTTCTACAGTGATCCTGTCTTATTTTTAGTCATACAGACAAGCAAAGTTGCTCCACAATAAATAGGTATATACTTACTTATAAATTTTGTATATTAAGACGCTCGTTTCATTCCTAACATACCGTTATGCATAGTTGTTTACCTTCTCATTGCTCTTAAAATTTGTATCAAAATAACCACAAAGGAAAAACACATGACTTTGCCATACGGCGTCATTTCTGACTGCCACTACCACAAATGGGATGCGTTCTCCACGACGAACGCAGAGGGGCTTAACTCCAGACTTGAAATACAGTTGGAAGCAACGAAAGAAGCAGCCATCGCCATGAAGAAGGCCGGTTGTAAGTACATGTTGGTTGCCGGTGATACATTTCACGTCCGAGGAACTGTGTCCCCTTCTGTTTTGCATTACGTAACTGAAACGTACAAGTGGATTATCAACGAGCTTGATCTGACAGTAGTAATGCTGGCCGGTAATCACGATCTTGAAACCAACGATTCAGTATATAGCGCCAACGCAGCAGCATCGCTGAGTTCTATCGGCGTGGTAATCGTATGTGGCAAACGCCCACACTCAATAAAAATTGGTGATGTGACTGTCCACCTGATTAGCTGGCGTAACAATCATGCGGAGCTTATCAGCGATCTGAAAGCATTACGTAAGAGCGTAGAAGGTGATAATCATGACGTTGTTATCCATACATCCATTAACAAAGCCATTCCAACAATGCCTGACGTCGGTATCGATGCGCAGGAGTTAAAGGATATCGGCTTTCGTCTCGTGCTTAGTGGGCATTACCACAACCACAAAGAGGTCATTCCTGGAGTTATCAGTGTCGGTGCGCTGACCCATCAAAATTGGGGAGATGTTGGATCTCTGGCTGGTTACATGATCGTAAACCCGGACGGCAGTTTCAGTCACTACGAAACCAGTGCGCCTAAATTCATTAACCTGGAAGATTATGTTGCCGATGACCAAATTCGCGGCAACTACGTGCGTTTCCGCGCCGTAATTGAGAACGATGAAGAAGGCATTAAGTACCAGAACATCCTCAAAACAATGGGTGCAAAAGGTGTCGTGTGCAACTTCATCCGTAAGTCATCAATGATGGAAGGGACAGCAAGCACAACGGAAACCAGCAAAATCGATAGCCTGGGAGAGTCGGTATCTGCTTATTGCAAGATTGTCCACGATACTGACGGCGGATTTGATCTGAGCAAGTTGGATATTTTGTGTCAGGAAATCCTCACCGAAGCGGAGAGTTCGGAGGCTGTGTGAGGCAAAGTCGTTATGGGAGCTTTCGAGACTTTGCCATCACGATGAAAAGACTTGAACGAGGCCAGACGGTGATGTTTCACAAGCCCTACCCGCCACAAGGAAATCCCGTAGCGTTTTATCTTGGAAGGTTAACCAGAAAAGGCGTATTGAGGCGCAGATCCTTCCCGGCGCATACGGAGTTCAGATTGAAAGAAGGTCAAAAGCTAACACACGGTATCAAAGGTGTTATATGAAGTTTTTAAAGCTCCAGGTTGAGAATTTTATGGCTATCGCCAGCGCGGAGGTCGAGTTAGATCAGCGTGGTTTAGTGCTCATTCAGGGTGTTAATAGTGATGATAGTTCCGCATCAAGTAATGGCTCTGGAAAGTCAACGCTAATGAATAGCCTGATGTGGTGTCTTTATGGCGAAACAGCTCATGGTGTGAAGGGTGACGATGTGTTGTCTACCGACCATGAAAAGAACTGTCGTGTTGCAGTAACCATCGAGGATGAAGGCAAGAGATATGCGATCATTCGTCACCGTAAACACAAAGAGTTCAAAAATCGGCTTATCGTTCGTGGTGAAGACGGCGATATGACGAAAGGCAAAGATGCGCTGACGCAAGAGTTCGTCGAGCGTCTGATCGGTGCATCTAAAGAGGTTTTCATGGCTTCCATCTATGCGAGCCAAGAAGCTATGCCAGATTTACCTGGAATGTCCGACAAAAACCTCAAAACCATCGTAGAAGAAGCCGCTGGCGTTGACAGACTGACACGCGCCTACGCTATTGCTCGTGAGCGAGCTAATGCAGCTGCCGCACGTATGGATGTGGTTAAAACCAAATTGGAGTCGACAATCTCGACCATTGAGGCAACACAGTCAGAAATTGAGTCAGCGAAAGCCTCCTCTGAATCATGGGAGCAAGAGCGTTCTAAACGTTATGACGATGCCCTGGCTGGGCTGGCCAGTGCCGAAGTTGAGTTAACGGAAGTTGAACTTGAGATCCGCACTCTTCCCGAACAGATCCGTGATACCGAGAAGGCAATCGAAAGTGAGCGCAAAAAGTTAGCCTCAAAAGAAGAACATGACGCCAAGTTGCTCAAAGTTCGTGGTGCGATAACTGATATTCGGGCAAGCATCAAAGCTACAGAAAATAGTCAGGCTGATGCAATGAACCGCGCGCGTAATTTTAAGACTAAAGCAGAAGAGGTTGGTACTAAAGTGGGATCACCATGCCCTACTTGTGGCAAAGCCTACTGCGAAGAAGATCTATCAACGGTGAAGGAGAATTTCATTGAACAAGCACGTCAGGAAATTGGTCAGGCGAAGACACTTGCAGAGGCAATGGCTAAACACAAAACGAATCTTGAGAAAGCGTTAAGCATTGAGTCTGCCCTTGTTAAAACGACACCTGATGTAACGGCTATCATTGCCCGGATTGAAGAGCTTACGAAACAACTCTCATCTTTGCGTCATCGTGAGAAGGAGGTTGTTGCTATTGAGTCTCTTGTGACTCGTGCTCGTACTGAGGTCGATCGTATATCAAAAGAGATTAATCCGTTTATTGCTCTTATCGCCAGACACGAAGATAACCTGGTATCCAGTAAGTCTACCTTCAAGTCCTTAAAAGATGAGTTGAAGGCTATTCAGGAACAAACGTTGCTATTGGAAAAAGCTCGTCAGGTCTACTCTCCTGCCGGGGTGCGTTCTCATATTTTGACGTCTGTTACGCCTTTCCTGAATACACGCACTGCCGAGTATCTCAATACGTTGTCTGACGGGAATATTACTGCTGAGTGAAGTGGTTTACTGAATTTGGCCACCTGAACAGAGGTGATATGCTCACCTCAGAACAACACAGGTGCCATAATGAAAAAAAGAAATTTCAGCGCAGAGTTTAAACGCGAATCCGCTCAACTGGTCGTTGACCAGAATTACACCGTGGCAGATGCAGCCAGCGCTATGGATGTCGGCCTTTCCACAATGACGCGATGGGTGAAACAATTACGTGATGAGCGGCAGGGAAAAACACCAAAAGCCTCCCCCATTACCCCGGAACAAATTGAAATCCGTGAGCTCAGGAAAAAGCTACAACGTATTGAAATGGAAAATGAAATATTAAAAAAGGCTACCGCGCTCTTGATGTCAGACTCCCTGAACAGTTCTCGATAATCGGGAAACTCAGGGCGCGTTATCCTGTGGCCACTCTCTGCCATGTGTTCGGGGTCCATCGCAGCAGCTACAAATACTGGAAAAACCGTCCTGAAAAGCCAGACGGCAGACGGGCTGTATTACGCAGCCAGGTACTTGAACTGCATGGCATCAGCCACGGCTCTGCCGGAGCAAGAAGCATCGCCACAATGGCAACCCAGAGAGGCTACCAGATGGGGCGCTGGCTTGCTGGCAGACTCATGAAAGAGCTGGGGCTGGTCAGCTGTCAGCAGCCGACTTACCGGTATAAACGTGGTGGTCATGAACATGTTGCTATCCCTAACTACCTTGAACGGCAGTTCGCCGTGACCGAGCCAAATCAGGTGTGGTGCGGTGATGTGACCTATATCTGGACGGGTAAGCGCTGGGCGTACCTCGCCGTTGTTCTCGACCTGTTCGCAAGAAAACCAGTGGGCTGGGCCATGTCGTTCTCGCCGGACAGCAGGCTTACCATGAAAGCACTGGAAA